CGCTGCTTAGGTAACTATCTCAATGACCAAGAGTGGATCACTGAGTTGCTTAAAGGTGATATCCACTGGTTCAATGCACAGAGTTTTGGCTTAGTTGACAAAGGCACTGTGAAAGATGATAACAATCCTGAGCATAAGAAGGCTAGGAATGTTACCAAGACTCTGACATATGGTGTGTTGTATGGAGCAGGGGCAGCTAAAGCTGGAAGCATTGTTGGTGGTAACAGTAGCAAAGGCAAGAAACTTATTGATAGCTTTATCAATAATACTCCCGGCCTTTCTGCCTTGAAGAAGAAGATATCTAGGCTCATGGCTAAGGGGCACCTCCCTGCTTTAGATGGCAGGAGAGTGTGGGTTAGATCTGAGCATGCAGCATTGAATACTTTGTTACAAAGTGCAGGTGCTATCATTGCTAAACAATGGCTTGTTGAATCAACAAAGCTGTTGCAAGAGAAGGGAATAGATGCTAAACTGTTAGCGTTTGTTCATGACGAAACACAATGGGAAGTTAGAGAAGATCAGGCAGAGGAAGCAGCTAGGCTCATAGAGCAAGCAGCAACCAAGGCAGGTGAAGCTTTAGGTTTCCGTTGTCCAGTTGATGCCGAAGGTAAGGTTGGGGACAACTGGAAACAGACACATTAATCAATGACAGTATTGACATTAATGTCATTGATTGGTATAACTTTAGATAGGAGGAACTATGCCTAAACTAAAGCGTACTAAAGATGAGATTGATAAAGACATAGCAGAGCAACAAAAAGATTGTTGTGTTTGTGAGATTAGAAAACCATTTGATTATTTTTATAACTATAAAAATAAAAGTGATGGTAAGTCTTATCGCTGTAAAGACTGTGATGATCTTGCTAGAAAGAAATGGAGAAAAGATAATTTAATATCTTCCAAATTAAGTATGAGGAAAAATAACCTCAAATCTAAATATGGGATATCATTAGATGCTTATAACTATTTACTAAGACATCAGCGTTATCGATGTGCTATCTGTGAAACTACAGAGAACAATGTAATAGGAGAGAGAGCACACTGGAACTTTGCTGTAGATCATAATCATGATACAGGAAAAGTTCGTGGGTTACTATGTAACCAATGTAACAGAGCAATTGGAATGTTAAAAGATGATGCAACTTTACTTCGGAAGGCTGCTGATTATTTAGATATTACAAATGCTTAGTCCTCGAAAGAGGCGGTTGTGGGTCTGCCGTTCAGACCATTTTTATATTGGAGAATATTATGAGTGAAGAAAAGAAAGCGATTAAGCTGAAGGCTGATTTGTTCTGGTGTCAGCACAACAAAGTAAATGACATGTCTGGTAAGTTCCAGTTGAACTTATGTAACCTGTCTGATGCTGCTGTTGAAGCACTGGAAGAGATGGGCATCAGTGTACAAACTGGTGAAGATAAGAAGGCTGATATGGGCAGGTACATCACTTGCAAATCAGAGAAGCCTATCCGTGTCTTTGATACAGACAATGATGAAATCACTGAAGCCATTGGCAATGGTAGCAAGGGCAAGGCTCTTGTGTCTTCATACTCTTGGACATACAAGAATAAGAAAGGTGTTAGCCCTTCATTGAAGAAGCTGGTTGTCACTGACTTGATTGAGTATGCTGCAGCAAGCGGCATCAGTGCAGACGATGAGGATGTGCTGTAAATGAAAGCCCTGTTCGATAGCGACATCTTCGCTTATCGAGCAGCATCCGCATGTGAGGAAGAAGACGAAGCAACGGCACAGCGTACACTGGAGCGTTTAATTGTTGATGTCCTCATGTGTGGTGTTGACACCATCTATCCTGATTGCTTCGTGGATAGTTGGAGTATGCACTTAACAGGTAAGAACAACTTCCGCTATGAGATAGCTACCACTGTGCCTTACAAAGGTAACAGAGTGGACAAACCTAAGCCAAAGCATTTAGCTTTCCTTAGAAACTATCTTGTTAAGGAGTGGGGTGCTTCTATATCTGAAGGTGAAGAAGCTGATGACACCATTGCCATTGAAGCTACAAAGCTTGGTGACAATTGTGTCATTGTGTCTTTAGACAAAGACTTAGATCAGATTGTTGGTTGGCATTATAACTTTGTAAAACATCTAGGCTACTACATCAAACCAGAAGAAGGCTTGGTTAAGTTGTACACACAGATGTTGACAGGTGATGCTGCCGATAACATCAAAGGATTGTTTCGTGTTGGTCCAGTGAAAGCAGCCAAGATAATTGGGGACACAACAGATGAACTTGAGCTATACAACAAAGTGTTGGAAGCTTATGAGGGTAATGCTGAGAGAGTATTAGAGAATGCTCAGCTTCTTTTTCTACGAAGATATGAAGGACAAATATGGACTCCTCCAAAAGCTTAAAGCCTAATGACATTGCACTCATCCTCCGTCCTAATATTGTGGATGGTGTGTATACAAATAACTTTCAAGTGTTAGTCAGTGGCTTTGGACCACTCACTATCAGTGAAGATAGTGTAAACAATTTAATTGGTATGGCTACAATATTGGCATCAGTGATACCACACATGGAAGAAGATGAACAACTTGCTAACAAGCTTGTTGAGTATTGCGGTAAGATGTTTGCTGATGTTGGTGACTTCTTTTACAACGCAGACCATGACAGCTTTGGTGATGGTAGTTTCACTATTAACACCAAGACAACTGGAGGCATACAATGAATGTAGATGACACACTAATACAACGAGGCGTTAGGTATGGCAACTACAAAGAAGATGTCTCTAGAGTTTCTCAAGCATTAAAAGAAACTGTCAGGTCAGGTGCTGAATGGAAAGAGATGGATGATGATATGAAGGAAAGCCTTGATCTCATCTGTAATAAAATCTCTCGCATTGTTAACGGTGATCCTTGGTATCATGACTCATGGCATGACATCATTGGCTATGCTAGGTTGGTGGAAGAAAGATTGGAACGATTATGATTTCTGTTGATATTCATCTGAAAGTATTCTTTAAAATTAAAGATCTTCCTAATGTTTACTTGAATGAAGAAGTGCTGAGTGAAGCCATCACTGAAAACTTAACTGCTTCGTTGGAACGAATGGATGCACAAGATGTCATCTTTAGTTTCGTGGATATCGAAGGACTAGAATGAAAGTTAATTCTGTAACCATTAGAGAAGCAAGCAATGGCTATGTTGTTGAACATGTAGCTGAGGGTGAATACGATAAGTATTTGTCTGAGTTCGTTGCTCTTGATATTGACGAAGCACTAGCGATAGCTAGGGATTTGTTTGTGCATTATGATGCTGCTGATATGTCACACCTAGCAGATACACCAATTGGTAGATAATAAAAAAAGGAATGGTGGTGAATGGACTGACTCTAGGTTCAGAAGCTTCGTCACCTCTGCATTACGAGCTGCATCTAGGCGTTGGCCTCCTAAGTTCAAGGCTTTGAAAGAAGCCTTCGTTGGTAGGAAGACTAACAAGAAGACAGGCAAGCTGGCGATGCATTACAAATGTGCAAAATGTAAGAAACACTTTGTTGCAGCAGATGTACAAGTTGATCATGTGTTACCAGTGGTAGATCCTAAGACAGGGTTTGTTAGTTGGGACTTGTTCATTGATCGTATCTTCTGTGAGATAGAAAACCTACAAGTGATGTGTAAGCCCTGTCATAAAGTGAAGACAGAACTAGAGAAAGCAGAAAGGAAAAAGAAATGAATGTAGAAATGTTAGAAGAACATGATGATGGTAGTGCAACCTATCACTTTGATTTGAACTGGGAAGAGCGTAACCTCTTACTCAATCTCGGTATAATTACAGCACTTAAGAATGGCGTTAATGAAGGAGCTAAATATGTCGGTAACACTGATCTGGGCTACACCCAATGCGGAACACCTAATAGCGTACATGGCGAGGGTGAGCAACCCAGAGAATCAGGACAGCCCTGACACAGCTCCTAAGTTGTTGAAGTATTTGATGGACAACAAACACTGGAGTCCATTTGAGATGGTGAATGTGTGTATGGAAATTGAAACCACCCGTGACATTGCCCGTCAAATCCTGCGACACAGAAGCTTTAGCTTTCAGGAATTCTCACAACGCTATGCCATTTCCTCACGCTATCAAACCAGTGAGGTGAGGCTACAAGATAACAAGAATAGACAGAACTCAATCCCTGTACAGGACCGTGAATTGATGGCGGTATGGGATGAGCTACAGACAAATGTTTTAGTGGCTTCTAGGCAGTCCTATGAGGCTGCATTGAGCCTTGGCATAGCTAAGGAAGTAGCACGAAAGGTGTTGCCTGAGGGACTAACCACCAGTAGAATGTATATGAATGGTACACTTAGAAGTTGGATGCACTATGTTGATATTCGCTGTGATAAAGCAACACAGAAAGAACATCGTGACGTAGCAGATCAATGTAAGGTGGTACTAACTAACTTATTTCCATCCTTGTTTTAATAGAGCATGCAGTAGCCATCTGAGGTATAACTACCTTTCCTTTCGGGAGCTTCGGCTCCCATTTTTTCCACCATTTCAGGAGTATTTTTATGGCAAAGTTTAAGGTCAACATTGACCTGTCTCGGGATAGTTTGTTTGATGAACTTGGTATTCAGAGATTGAGAGAAAGTTATATGAAGGATGAAGAGGCCAGTCCTCAAGAAAGATTTGCATATGTTTCGGAATCGTTTGCTTCAAATCAAGAACATGCTCAACGACTGTACGACTACAGTAGTAAGCACTGGCTTAGCTACTCTACACCTATCCTATCTTTTGGTCGCTCTAAGCGTGGTCTCCCTATTAGCTGTTTCCTTAACTATATGGATGATAGTGCAGAAGGCTTGGTCGATAACCTATCAGAAACTAACTGGCTATCCATGTATGGTGGTGGTGTCGGGGTTCATGTTGGTATCCGTAATGGTGATGATAAGTCTACTGGTGTTATGCCCCACCTTAAGATCTATGATGCTAGTTCATTGGCCTACCGTCAAGGACGCACGAGACGGGGCAGCTATGCTGCCTATCTAGACATCCACCACCCTGACATCATCCAGTTTCTGGAGATGCGTAAGCCCACTGGTGATCAGAATGTACGCACATTAAACCTGCATCATGGCATCAACATCACTGATGAATTCATGACCATCATTGAGAAGGCCATGAAAGACCCTGACTTTGATGACAGCTTTCAGCTTAAAAATCCTGCTAGTGGTGAGGTGGTAGAGACAGTATCTGCTAAATATCTATGGCAGAAAATCTTAGACCTACGCATGCAGACAGGTGAGCCGTACCTAGTCTTCATTGACACAGCTAACAAGGCTATGCCTAAGTGGTTGAGCAGCAAGGGCTTGAAGATTAATGGCAGCAACTTATGTACAGAAATCTTCCTTCCTACTAACGAGAAACGCACAGCAGTGTGTTGCTTGTCTTCTCTTAACTTGGAATACTATGATGACTGGAAGAATGATAAGCAGTTCATCTTGGATGTTATGGAAATGCTAGACAATGTCTTGCAATACTTCATTGACAAAGCACCCTCAACAATTGCTAGGGCTAAGTTTAGTGCAATGATGGAGCGTAGCATTGGTGTAGGTACTCTAGGCTTCCATGCTTTATTACAAAAGAAAGGTGTAGCCATTGATGGTGTGATGGCTAAAAGTTATAACAATGAAATCTTTAAGCACATTCATTCTTCGTGTCTCCTTGCTGACTCTGTCTTGGAGCAGCAGCGTGGTAGTTGTATCGATGCTGGTCACGGCAATATTAGTAGAAGGTTTAGTCATCATACTGCTATTGCCCCTAACGCTAGTAGCAGCCTTATCATGGGTAATACTAGCCCTTCAGTCGAGCCGTACAGAGCGAATATATTTCGCCAAGACACGCTCAGTGGAGCATTCGTATACAAGAATAGGTTCTTGAAAGCACAACTTGCTGCACTGGGTATTGACGATGATGACACATGGGCATCCATCATCAGCAACGAAGGATCTGTACAGCACCTAGACATTCCTGATCAATTGAAGGAAGTGTTTAAGACTGCTATGGAAATTGATCAGCGTTGGTTGGTTGAGCTTGCAGCAGACAGACAGAAATATATTGACCAAGGCCAGAGCATTAACCTGTTCTTCCATGCCAATGTATCCATTAAATACTTACATGCCATCCACTTCCTTGCTTGGAAGAGTGGGCTAAAGAGTCTATACTATCTTCGTTCAGAGAAGGTGCGTAAAGCAGATAAAGTAGGTGCTCAGATTAAACGTCAGAAGATTGAAGATGACATTGATTTGAAGCAGGTGGCAGAAGGTGAAACTTGTTTAGCATGTGAAGGTTGATATGGTAAAGACTAAGATAGATATTACGCAAGAGCGTACAACATTCAAACCCTTTAAATATCCTTGGGCATATGACGCTTGGCTGCAGCATGAGCAGAGCCATTGGCTTCATACAGAAGTTCCTATGTCTGAGGATGTTAAAGACTATAAGAAACTGAGCAGCCATGAGCAGGAGTTTTTAACAAAGATATTACGCTTCTTTGTACAGGGTGACTTGGACATTGGCAGTGGTTATCATGACCACTACATCCCTGTGTTCAAGCAGCCTGAAGTGCGAATGATGATGAGTGGCTTTGCCAGTAGGGAAGCTCTGCATGTAGCAGCATATGCCCACCTCATTGAAACCTTAGGCTTACCTGAGTCTACCTACAATGAATTCCTGCAGTATAAGGAGATGGTGGAGAAGCACGACTACATTAACAATCTTAGTGCAGCACCAATGGCTGAGAAGATTGCTGCCATCTCTGCATTTGGTGAGGGCATGCAGCTCTTCTCTAGCTTTGTTATGTTGCTTAATTTTGCAAGGAATGGTAAGCTTAAAGGACTAGGTCAGATCATTGCTTGGTCCATAGTGGATGAGACACAGCATGCTGAAGGTATGATTAAGGTTTATCGTGAGTATGTTAAGCACCATCAGGATGAAACGACTTCGGATCGCATCAAAGAAATTGCAGATCAAATGGTGGGTCTGGAGGATCAGTTTGTGGATCTGGCTTTTTCAATGGTTGAAGTTGAGAAGCTTACGAAAGAAGAAGTGAAGCAATATATTCGCTACATTGCAGATCGTAGACTCATCTCTATGGGGATGAAAGGCATCTACAAGATTAAGAAGAATCCTCTGCCGTGGGTAGATGGTATGCTTGGTGTTAGCCACACCAACTTCTTTGAGCAGCGTGTAACAGACTACAGCAAGGGTGCTACCACAGGTACATGGGATGATGTATGGGGTAAAGCAGCATGATTGTTGTAGAACTAAGACAGGGCATTGGACTTGATATTGAATTCAATGACACCATCTGCCACATCATTGATGATGGTGGACCACATGATAAATTGTTTTCTTATAGTGGTATACTAATCAAGTTGCCTTTTCTTAGTATCTATATTGGTGAGTTTGAAGAGATTGGTGAACTCATTAAAGGTAACAAACCTACAGGGGAATAACATGCAAGTCAAGTCTGAACGATCTGCACCATTGCGTATTCAATTTGAACAAGGCTATAAAGCTTTCAGACATGGATGGTTGGTCAATCAATATGAACCATCATCTGTGGCAGGTAAAGAGTGGCAACGAGGATTTGATCGTGGCTACTTTGATAACATTGAAAGACTTAATGGCTACCAAGCGGTTTGATAAAGAACTTCACGACACCTACGACAAGTTTGGAAGAGATATAGTTAAGAGCTATGTCTCTTCTTTTTGGGGTATGGAAGCTAGAGATAATCCTGACAGGTACGGGGTTGACTTGCATCTATACAAAGATGACTTGTTGGTGGGGTATGCTGAGGTAGAAGTCAGACTGTCATGGAAAACTGTAGAGTTTCCCTATGAAGATTTGAATGTACCTGCTAGGAAGAAGAAGCTCTTAACACAAGAGATGCCTACACACTTCTTCTCTATTAACAAAGATGGCACAGCACTGTTTCATTGCGAAGCTGCTGCTGTGTTAGCTTCAGAAGTTAAAGAGTCTAGAAATAAATATGTCTACCAAGGTGAACTCTTTTACAAGGTTCCTCTTGATAGACTATCTCATGTTGTATTACCTACGACTAGCGAGGCCACCCCTAGCTAAGCCAATTCTCTTCTTAGTTTCTTTCTCTCTGTAGCTTCCACCTACTAAGTCTCTAATATTATTTACTGCCTCAGTCTCTTGCTTAACAGCAGAAGACATCTCAGCATTAGGACTACTTGAATCAACAGTGTTCTTACGCAATGTATTAAATTGTTTTTGTAATGCTTTAAGAGCCTCGGCCTTATCTTTACTACCTGCTTTTTCTAATGATTCAATAACATCAGGAATAAATGTAGGTAAATCTAATTTAAATTCATACCAAGATCTAGCTAGTCTATTTAATCTAGCAGCTGTTGTTTGATTACTAGTAACAATAGGTGTTAAGCCAGCTTCACTAACAGCTTTATTACCAGTCTCTTTAAACTCATTTCTAATGAGGCCACGAATAAGACGATAAGCTTTTAACGCCTGTACTTCTTCACTACCTAGCCCGCCTTCTTTAATAGGTTTCAGAGATTCTGGAGATAGGTAGTTTTTCTTCAGCTCTTCTAGATTTTTAAATGAGTTTCTAAATGTTTCTTCTTGTTGCTTAAACAAAGGAGTTTTCTTTTCTGTCTCATACATGTTTCTAGTGATAGCCAGCTTCTCACTTTCTGTGAAAGCATCTTCAGATTCTTTCATACCAATAGATCTAGGAAGTCCTAAGGGACGAGCCACTGTAGGAGATCCAGTAATAGACCTAGCAACAGTATTCATATCTGCCATATCTTCTTTTTTCTTATACTGATTTCTAGACATGTTGATTCTTCTAAACACATAATCAGCATATGGAATAGTTGTCTGTACAATGTTCTCAGGATTTGTTCCACCAAAGCTAGTGTTAGCATAGTTAAATCTAGCATCATCGGTAAAAGATGTTGCTCCTATCCCCATCTCCCTCTGTCCAGCAGCCTCTTGTGATAGTGTCTGAGGATCTATAAAGCCTTTAGTAGCCCTCTCTGATGTGTTATATTCTGATCCATGATAAAGCACCTTAGGTGGTCTATCTTTATATTGTTCTCTAAGCTTGTTTAATTTATCTTGTAAAGGCATAGAGAAAGAAACAAAATCTTCTACAGCTTTTGGATCATTAACATCCACTTCTTTACCCTTGGCTGCTCTGTATTCGCCCTGAGCTACAGCAATAACATCATCCTCAATCTTACCTGCCACGTTAGGCATCTCAATCAGCTTATCAAAAGCATCTGTTCTCATTTGCTTAATAGCAGTCAATGTATTCTGCCGAACCTCAAAATCTGAGATGATGTCTGAGTCTCTGCTAAATCCATACTTGTCTTTATTTAAATCACCCTCAACTAGCCCCTTCTTATAAGGAGACATAGGAACAGCAGCCTCCATAGGAAGCTCTGTCTTAATCTTTGGAACCACCTCTGGCTCTACCTTAGGTGGTGGTGTGAATGAAGCTTCAGCTTCTGATACCAGCTTCTCCATCTCAGCATCAACAGGCTTAGGCTGAGAGATAGCAGCACTAGCTTTGCTTTTAACCTTAGCAGTAGGGGTAGCTAATACCTGTGCTGTTTGTTCTACAACAGGGGCAATAGAATGCTTAGCAACAATCTCACCTAGAGATAATGCTCCCTTTTTAAGGCCCGCTTCTGCTACCTCCCCCACAATCTTCTTAGCAGCTAAGCCACCAAGATCCATGTGTACTACCCCACCATAGGCATAGCCCGGCAAAGCTCTCATAGCCTCAGCATAGGCCAACGCAGTGGCATAGTCTTTAGTGGTGGCTAAGTCTTTACCTTGCTGTTGTTGGTATGTCTCATTAACAACACGCTTAAGCTCAGGAGCCAGTTTAGAATACTGTACTTCATACAAGCGAGGCTGCTTACCTTCAGCATAAGCTGCTGCTTCAGATTTGTTAGTGGCAATTTCTTTAGCTGTGCTTTGCGCCCAACCAATCAGATTCTGAAGAGCAACCTTCTGTAAATCTTGGCTACCTTCTGCATAGAAACTAGTCTTCTTAAGATTGTCAAACTGTTCAATAACCAATGGAGCCATAATCTTACGGGCATCAGCATCAACAATCTTGTCACCAGTGCTAGTAAAGATTTTATTGCCGGGTACTTTAAGACGAATTACTTCTTCTTCTAAGACAGATGGTGTACCCTTCACAGCAATACCAGACAACATCTTCAATGGACCATTATCATTAAATGCTGCTGTCTCTCTAAGCGGTGGTTGATATACAGGCAACTCTTGTTTCAATATAGGAGTACGCTTCATCAACTGCTGTGTAGCTGAAGAAGTAAAGCCTTCTTCTCCTGCTGGAATCTGATAAGCATCTCTAGGTAAAGTTTCATTACGATCAATAGCACCAACAATGTCGCTGATCTGTTGGAAAGGAACAAGTGCTCTACCTAAATATTCACCAACCCATTCACCAAAGAATGTCTTAACTTTGTTATCTGCTGTGTCTTCACCAGTAGCAGCATTAGCCTGAGCTTCAGCAAACTTATCACCAAGCCACGAGTATGTACCTGCTGGTGCTTTGAAACCAGTCATAGCTTCTAAGAATTCTTTAGCTTTAAACTCATCTGTTCTACCTTTGTTAAACTTAACAAGGTAGTCACCTAAGGCTAAGAAAGGAGCAGCAGGAAACAAGGCTCTCATGTCTACAGTGGAGCCATCAGGATTCTTACTGTTGTACCATTCTGTGTCTTGGTTTTGTTCTCTGTATTTATAAGCAGCATATAAGGCAGCAGTGCCTACAGCACCTTTAGAGAAGTTCTCAAGGCCCATAGTGACTTGTTTAGTCCCCATGTCTGCCTCACCTTTAGCCATCTTAGTGAGGCCAGCAGCAATGTCTGTGCTACCAGATAACACACCAGTAGGCATGTGCTTATATGTCCACTCCATAGCATTAGCCATGAAGCGAGGGAAAGGAATAACTGTAGAGCCAACAGGGCCAAGCTCTTCAATAAACTTGACAGCATGGAACATCGGACCTTTGGTGGGCATCTTACTGAATGTACCAGTGAGTGCTTCATTGACAGCATTCTGTAACACATCAAAAGGTACTTGCTTACCTTGTGCCATCACATCATACATGTTAATACCAACACGGCTAAGCTGCTTCGCTACTGAGGAAGTAAACATAGCCTTACGGAAGAAAGCATCCTGTGCCACATTGAATGTGTTAGCAAGACGAACAGGATAGGACAAGTCATTAGGACCAGCTTCACCTGTTGTCTTAATCATCTTTCTATACAGAGCTGGTGTACCATTTAACAAAGATTCAGTAACTTCAGCAGATAAATCTTTCTGGCCTAAATAGAAAGCAGATCTAACTGCATCATCATAGACACCTTTAATACCACCAGTAAAACTACCAGTGATAGGCTTACCTGTAGCTAGTTCACCTGCTGTCTTACCTATACGATATAAAGAAGATTCAATAGCTTCTGCTGCTGTTCCAAATGTAATGACAGAAACACCAGAGAAAGCATTACGAATAGTGGTAGATAGTTGTGACACCATCAATCCCTTTAGCTCTCTGTCAAGACGCATACCAAAGTCTTTGATCCCAGTGAAAGCAGAAGTGATAGCACCTCTATCACCATACATCTTGTTAAGCTCTGCAGCAGCAGCAGGATCAATGTTCTTCAGTTTGTTTTGTAGACGAGCAACTACAGACAAGCTCTGCAAAGAACGAGCAGCATCACCCGCTGAAGTTCTAAACATCTTAGCAAATTCATCTGGTGTTACATCAGCAGAAGCCAATGCTCTTTCAAATACAACATCATCAATGGTGTCTACAGATTCAAATGTACGCTTAATAGCATCAGACACTTTCTCTGTGGCCTGTGGTGCAAACTCAGGAATCTGTTTCCAAATGTCTTGAGCAATTAGTGTAGCTCTTTTATTTAGATCTGTTCTAACTTCCATCTGAGCTACAGATGTGGGTTTTCCTTGAGCATCAAGAAGCTTACGTCCCTCATAAATATCATAAGCATCTTCTAGTGCTTTTTCTGTTGGGTCTTTAGCTGTTACTTCAACCTTAGGTGCAGGAGTTGTTGGTTCTCCTGCTGCTGGTTTGTTTCTAGTTTTAAGAATGTCATCTAGCTGACTAGTCTTTCCTTTACCTGCTCCACGCAAGAAAGGTAATACCTCTGCTGTTTCAGTGATAGCACCAATAGCACCAGCTAAAGCTACTCGCTTACCACTAACACCTTCTTCTAGTTTCTTCTGTCTATCTTCAACATAAGTCTTCAATAGAGCCTGTCCTGTAGCATCTAGTGTGGTAGGTTCAATCTTCTTAGCTTCAGTCAATTCAGCTTGAGCTACATTCAATTCAATCTTCTGTGAGGTTACATCCTGAGCAGCGGTGGTAACACCACCAACAGCAGGAGTAGCAGTAGCCATGCCGATGCCTTTGGCTGAAGTGATGGCAGCTTTAGTACCCTTCTCTGCTGCTAGTTTTGTTAAACCACTACTAACAATCTTACCTGTACCAAGAGTGAGGGCTGTAGACGGACTACTAACAATACTAGAGATAACATCCATCACTGGACGGAACCCTTTTTGTCCTCTGTTCTGTTCATCAAATACACCAGCAGTGTTCTTAAATAATTCATAAGCTGCGCCAGCTTTTAAAACATCTTCTTGCTTAGCATTATTTAAATACTGTAGCTCTCCTACACTATTAAGTTCATTGCCCGTATCAAGCATACGCATGTGGGTAGCAAAACGATTGACATAGTCTTGCTTTGTTTCACCTGCAAGAGGTACACCTTCCTTACCAAACCGAGCAGCGGCATAGTCTTGAATGGTTTTAAAGTTCTTATCATCTTTCCACAAAGCATCAAAAGGAATCTTCTGTTCTTCTTCTTTGCGGATAGTTGCTGCTCTTTCTTGTAATACTGTAGCTCTTTGGCGAGGAGCAATGCCAAAGGCAGCTTTAGTTAAATCTTCTGGAGGCTTTTCAGCAGGGGCAGAAGGAACAGCCGCTGGTGTAGCGGCTTGTGTTTGTTGTGTAGGTGCAGATGGAGGAGGAGGTAGCTTCTTTAAAGCCACCATCATATCCTCTTGAGACATTCCATCTGGAAACTCTACAGGGCCATATCCAATTACATCAATAATCTTTGCCATTGTTTATTATTCCCATTGTCCTGTAGATGGGTTGTAACGAGTTAACGGTACTGTTACGTTTGGAGTTAAAGAGGTACGAGGTATTGCTGGTGTTACAGGTGCTGTTGGTGCTGGACTATTTAAACGAGGACTAGTTGCAGAAGGAGCAGCGGGGGCAGCACCCATCAATACACTCTCAGGCTTAGCTGGAATAGCTTTACCACTAGGATCAAATTGAACACCAATAGATATCAAAGCATTCTTAGCTGTAGCAGACTTAGGCTTACCATCAGGTGTAGTGAATTCATTAATGATTCCATTACGAGCCTGAGCATATGCAGTTTTCATCTGAGTATCAGCAATGCCTTTAGGTGTAAGAGAAATGTTACCCTGCATATCTGTTGAAGTAACAAACTTACCGGGAGCCAATGACTCCACTGTAGATGCAAAACCTCTAGAAGCAATAGTGATGAGGTTGGCTTGTGTAACCTTCTCTTCGTTATTCTCTTTGGGATTGGACATAAGCTTAACACGTTGCTGTAATAACGCTCCTGCAAGTGCTCTTTGTTCAGCAGTCCTTGTAGGATCTTGAGCTTCATCAGCCAGCTTACTTCTTTTGTCTTCTTCAGTTGTCTTACCTGCAATCTTCATAGCAGCATCTGCAGTGTTCAATGTAGCTAACTTATCAGCAGCTACTTTCTTTCCTTCAGGACTATCTGCATTAAAGTATTCAAGCTTTGTCTGACTAACAACATCATCAAAGCCTTTAGTCTTAGCAAGCCTACTATAGTCCATCTCACCCATCATGTTAGGTGCTCTCTTAGTAGACATATCTTGATAACCTATTAGTTGTTCCAATGTCATGCCATAAGCAGCAGCAGCTCTTTGTGCTTTAGCATAGCTATTACCAGCAACCAAGTTATCAACAATACCACCTTCTTTAGAAGTGGTGTTATAAAACTCTTTAGTTTGTTCAGTAGCCGCTGCCTTCACTGTAAACAACTTATCCATATATTCAGAAGCTTTAACATTTGTTGGTGCATTAGTTGCTGCTTTGAAGAAATCTGGTGTAAGCCTAGAAGATAGTTCAGGATCATCACGCAGACGCTTAACAATGTCTTTAGCCATCTCTGGATTAGAAGCTAGTGTGATGAGTTGCCTATCATCAAACTTAGTACCGTCTTTAAAAGCAAAAGAACCAAGTTCACTCACAGTGCTTCGGTATTCTTCTGCTTGCTTAGCTATTTCTTTCTTCTTCTCTTGAACATTGTGATACATGTTCTTGACACTAGCAGCAGTTGCAGCAGCTTGTTCTTTTTCTTTCTCAGCAATCTGCTCTATAATTCCTTTAGAGAAACCAGCAGCAAAACTTCCAAACCAACTAGCCATTATTTTTCTCCTTTAGCCATCAAACCTTTACGAGATTCTTTCACAATCATCTCTGGGTTTGCTTTAATATCAGCCTTCATATCATCAATAATTTTCTTAAGCACTCTAGGACTAACTGTTGCATCCTTAGCTTGATCTTCAAAAGAAACAATGTATGGAACATCATTTAGTTCTGCAATGGTTTTAATCATCTCAACCAAGATGGGAGTAACTAAGAAACCTATATCCACTGTATGGTAGCCATACATCAACGATGCTTTGGTAAAGGTATTAACAATAGTTAAGATTGGGATGTCTCTCTCAAGCGCATCTAACAGTTGAAGAATAGCCTCTGGATCATCCAGCCTATCTGTATAAAAGCCTACAGCATCTGCAAGAGTTACATACTGTGGAGGATTTTCCCAAGGAACGCTGCCCGGCTCAACCGTTAATGATTGACCGGGAATAGGTGCGTCAAGAAATAAATTAGGACTTACCATTTAAGATTTCCTCTTTTTGTTTGCGGATAGCTTTAATGTATTCTGCAACTTTACTGTATACATCTTCACTAGTAGGTTTCTTATCAGGAACATCTTTGTTTCTAGAAAGAAGACCAGTGGATGCTGATGCTTTATCTTTAGACTTCTTCTCATTAGCAAGAGCGTCTACTTTTTTATAAAAGTTATTAAAGTTTTTCATTAGTTTAACCTGTTAGCCAATCCCAAATACTAGTACCAGCTTTAGTGATATCAGCAATAGATGTTTTACCTACAATACTAGCAGTTAGTTCTCCTACTGCTCTAGCATTAGCAGCCGCTGTAGTGGCATCAGCAATGGCAAGCTGTGCAGACTTAGCCATCTCAGCAGCAGCCAGTGTGGTTGTTCTATTAGCATCATTCTCTGAAGACTGCCACGCATGCGTTACAGCATCACGATACATCTGTATCTCATTATTATATTCTGTCATTGTCATCTGCTGTGCAAGCTGAGCATTAGACAGGTTGATGGTGTTGATAGCACCAGTGTTGATGGTGGCAATCTCTCTTTGCCATTGAGCATTAGACTGATCAATCACCAATCGTTGCTGTGCATTAAACTGTTCTCTTTGATTGGTTACTTCAGCATTAAACTTCTTAACAGAGTTGGATTGATCAACTTTAAATTGCTCCATCGCATTACTCTGTGCAGCATTAAACTGACTAACTTGTGATGTAAGACCAGCAAAGAATTGATTTGTCTGGTTCTTACTAGCAGCATTAAATTGCTTAGAAGCATTCTCAGCAGCAGCGTCAGACAAAATAGCTTGTGATGTAAGCTGTGTCTTAAGAACAGTTGTTTGTTGTTCATAAGACAGATTGGTTAAGTCCATCTGCAAAGCAGCTTGAGCATTAGCAACAGCAGCTTGTTGTCTGTTATTTAAATTGGTTGTCTCAAGAGTTGCTGTCTGTGCAAGCTCAGCCATGAAAGCAGCTTGTCTGCTATTCAAGTTGGCTAAGTCTACAGTTTGTGCAAGTCTTGCATTCTCCAGAGCCACCTGTTGTTTAGCATTAAAGTTTAAGTTGGCAATATCAGCAACACGAGCAGCATTAATAACACGGGTCTGAAAGGTTTGATCAAACTCTTGACCTAAGAAGGTAGCTCTTTGTTGTGCTGTAAGAACAGCTATCTGTTGTCTGTTAGACAGGTTCTGTGTAGCCATCTGTTGATAAACAGCAGCATCAGCAGAAGCAATTGGTAAAGCTTTCTCCATAGCAGCCTGTACCAAAGCAGCACCAGCCAAGCTAGAAGCACCTAAGCCCCGAGCAGACATCTCTGCTGTAACAGCTCTCAATGCACCAGCAGCCCAAGGAGGTGGGTTAGTAGCATCAAAATTACTAGTGAGTTTAGCAAGCTGTCCCTGTACAGTCATGTCTGCTGTAACTTCACCAGTGGCTGCTATATTCTTTGCCAATGCTGCATCAATAGCGGCTTGATCTACAGCAGTGCCGGAAACTTTCTCAGCTTCTGATATTGTGCGTTCTGTTACATCACCTACTTTTTGAGGAGTAAGTATTTGTTCTGCTCTGTCAGCAGCACCAGCAAGTTCTGTTGTTGCCAGTTCTTCTGCTTTAACTTTTGCCTCTTCAGACACAGTGCCTGAGGCAGGAAGAAATGTAGCAAGCTTAGTAGTTAAATCTGCAAGAGCAGTAGATGCTGAGTAAGTCTCTGCAGCCACTGGCTTTACATCTGCTGCTAGTGTAGTGGTAGCAGGAGTGGTTCCTGTAATGGTTGTTGCTGCACCAGCTCTATTAGTGGTGCTAATATCTTGTATACCTTGTGCTACTATCTTTGATGGGGTGATTTGTGAAGCAGCACCAGCTTGTGGTGTTCCACCTATTGGTGTGAAAGTAACACCACCACCACCAGTTACTTTACCCGCAGCAAGAGCATCAGCGGCAGCTTTGTCAGCAGCAGCCTTAGCAGCAGCCGCAGCAGCAGCGGCTTGTCTGAAAGTATCGTTTACAGCGTTTTGATTGGCAAGAGCAGCGGCAGCATCAGCAGCAGCTTTATCAGCAGCAGCTTTGGCGGCAAGAGCAGCGGCAGCGGCAGCAGCTTTTTCTGCTGCTGTGGTGGCAGAAGCAGCATCAGCAGCAGCTTTATCAGCAGCAGCTTTGGCAGCAGCAACGGCAGCGGCAGCAGCCGCAGTAGCAGCATCAGCAGTGGCTTTATCAGCAGCAGCTTTAGCAGCAGCGTCAGCGGCATCTTTAGCGGCTTTATCTGCAGCAGCTTTAGCAGCAGCATCAGCGGCAGCTTTGTCAGCAGCAGCCTTATCAGCAGCGGCTTTAGCAGCAATGGCAGCAGGGTCTGCAGCATCATATCTAGTTTGTACTGCTGTTAAATTAGAACCTGTAGCTCTTGCTAAGTCTGCTGCACTAACACCATATTTATCCATCTCTGCTCTTACAGCAGCATCATCCAATCCCTTGTCTACCGCTGCCTTATAAGCAGTTACTAAGTTGGTATCATATTGTTCTTTTGTAATGCCGTTGTTTAAAGACCAAGCAAGACCAGCAGAAACAGGAGCTGCTGCAATGTTAGTAGCATTTACATCTTTAGCAGCAGCAGAGAAAGAAGCATTAGCATTTACAGGAGCAACTGTTGTGGCTGCTGTATATCTGTTAGCAATGTCTGCTGCTGTGGATTCATTAGCACCAATAGCTTTAGAGAATTGTTCTGGAGACACTTTAAACTGCTGCATCGTAGTAGCAATTTCAGCATCAGATAGTTTCTGATTTACTGGATTGCTCCACCAATCAGTAATCTGTTGGTCAGTGACAACACCACCATCAACATATTTCTTAGGCTTCATCTTAACAAGCCCACCCTTAGCCATACGCTCAGAAAACTTACCAGTGATGGCAGCATACTTAGCCTCTAGTGCAGGAGACGATGCAATGAATTCATCAAAGCCTTGCATAGGACCATCGTAGCCTAGCTTCCTAGCTACAATCTCTTTTTGCTGTGATGTAAAATCTTTCATATGTTTCTTGGTTTCTCTATTGCTTCAGTTAAATAAACAAGCATATGTCTGTTATCTCTAAGAAGTGCTAACACTCCTACAGCTAAACAATACACTTGCCTCTCTGACAGTTTTAATTGGAAGCAGTCGTCTATAGCGTGTATACATTCATGTAACAATGTATCTGCCTCCGCTAAGGGGTGCTGACCAGACTTTATTTTAATTGCATAATCATCATAGCTGTACTCTCCCAGTTGTTCTGGGAATACATCTACAACTCTAATCGGCACTTCTCTGCCAATAATACTTAGAGAAGCTGGTAACATTATATACCTTTAAGCCTTGTCATAACACAAATTGGTGGCTTAGTCAACCACCTAATACATGTAAGGCATGTTCTATATGCTTCTTACGATCTTCTAAACCAATAGTACCACCATTGATTCGCTTTGTCATGGTGAGGATGTCACCACTGTCAGCATATTGGTTAAGCCTATGAGTCTGCCAGAACCAGCCCGCTGTTTGTGCTGCGTATCTGGGAGTGCGAACAAGCTCTGGTTGCATAACAAAATCTACACCTAAGGCTTGACCTGCGTGGTAGAAGTTGCTATGTCCAGTTAACTGTAAAAATCCAGATCCACGGAACCTGAACCCATCCCCACTAGCCTCATCCCTGTTGCCCATACGATTACCATAAATCCTATTGGCTATCTTTTGTGGCTGCTTCTCATAAGCTGCTGCACTCTCAGGTGTAAATCCCCACACTCGCTTAGGATTCTGAGGAAATAACTTAAGCAATGTAGCAGCTTTGTAGTTGAGGTTTTCTTCTAAGATACGAAAGTTACCACACTCATGACCACATTGACCAATCCATGAAGCCTGTTGAGCTGGTGTAGTGATACCAAACCTGTCAAAGGTTTCATTGAATGCGTCTACCAGAGAAGCATCAATCTGTAACTGTCTTAGTTGTTCACCGTTTACCATTTACCAGCTCCCTCATTTCGTTGTAGGCTGCGACACAGGCGTTGTGCTTGACAATGGCTTTGTCTCCTTCGGCAACGATGTCGATAAGAGCTGCAATAGTCTGTCGCTCAAGATCGGTTGGCTCATCTCTGCTATTTCCTGCGGGAGTGGAGGTATCTGTGCTGGCTTGTACACAACTGGCGGTGGGGAGGCGCAACCTACCAGTGTTAGCAAGCTCACGCATAGCAGACTGTTTCTTAGATATTTCATTCTTTGCCTTTCTCAACTCTGTTTCTTTATTAGCAAGCTTAGAAGCCATGTCTTTCTCTACTACACGGGCTTCTTCATTCTTCTTAGCTATCTCTATCTGCATCTCTTGGTCACGATCTTCCCAACCAAAGTGATACCCACCCCGGTATGTACCAAATAGTGCAACCATTGCACCAATAATTATCCAAGGGAGTGGGATAGGTAACATCATTCAGCCTCTTTTCTCGCTGCTGCTATTTCTTCCCTGTCCTCATCAGGCTCCATGTGTTCAGGAGACGTTGTTGGTGGAGGACCGGGAGTCCAACTTTCATCTAGCTCTGGGTTCTTCCACACAGGCATAGCCCCAAAGGGCTGGCTAGGAAGGCCATAGGCAGACTGTGGAGGGGCATAGCTGCTACCATAGCCACCACCCCCATTAAACCCACCACAGCCCTGCATTGGAGGTTGAGGAGGTTTGAAAGCATTCTGTGCAGAGTTAACTGCTCTCTTACCTACAATGCCACCAATACCGCCTACAATAAGTAATACTATATCATTAAGCATCTTGGTGTAGGCCATGTCAATTGGGGCCATACTCTTAATGGGTTGTGTTACAAAAGTAACAGAATATAGTAAGGCAAACACAATACCAAATAGGATGACTGTAATAGCCACCACTACAAATCCCCACACTCTAACCTCAAACTCTTCAGTTGTCAGCTTTGGTTTTGGTTGGCTTGGTGTCAGCATTTTTATCAGAAGTTCTCTCAATTTGTTTCTCCAATATTGGTGCAACTAAATACTCAGGACATGTCTGTGTGAATTGACACTTAGGTTTCTGACATGGCTCAGCATGAAAGTTATCTGGGTTCTGACAGAAGTATCTGTACCTATCTTCACAACCAGTAAGCAGCAATAACAATAATAAATATTTCATTTACCTAGTCCAACTTTTCCAAGTAATAGATTGACAATCTTGTCAGACAAATCGTCAGGAAGAAACTTCAGAAAACCTAGAAAATACAAAGCAACGCATCCATAGATGAATATCCTAAGGGCTAAGTCAAATGTCTTTTGGTATTCATTCACCTGCCACACCTGTTTGTTGTTTGACAGAAGTCCATCAACTCATTGATACCAATAAATACTAACAACAATACAAAAGCAACACCACCAATGATGATGGCAAGCTCTTGCATTTCTTCTTCTTTTTCTTTAGCCTTTTTCTCTGCTCTTTGCAAAGCACCAAGCTCTCTAGCATCATCCCTGTCCATCTGGGCTTGACGTTCTTTAATCTTGTTCCAGACATCAATCTTGCCTGTCGTCATAAACAACATCTTTAGCTCTTCTTCAAAAGCTCTAGCTTGCTCAAGAGCCATTTCAATTTGAAGGGCGGCTCCCATGTTAGAACCTTTACCCTTCTTTGCCTCAATCAATGCCTTAGTAGCTACGCTCTTAGCATCAAACATCTTGCCAATCATTGGAGCAAGAGAGCCTAGATCGTTAGCTACTTTGCTGGCCTTCTTGACCATGCTGATTGCACTCTGTATGCCAGCTAGGGCTGTCATCGGATCAATCATCGCTCAACCTTTTTCCATTCAAGACATACAACTTTTCTGTTGTACACATCTCCGGTCCATGTCCAACGGACACATCTATATTTTTCCTCCTTGGACCCGATAGGGAAAGATATTAATAATAAAAGTATTACTGATGCAGCTTGTTTTCTATAGCAAGCCATATAGTCCCACAGAAAGCCCCAATAATTAAGATGGGTTTTACTGCTCTAGCAAGCCATTCAAGAACAACAAAGGCTCCTTGTGCTGCATTAAAAGCTTTGATAACATCTTCTGTATTCTTTTCTATGTTGTCCACTTTAGCCTCTACAGCCAGTAGACGTTCATAGATATGTTCGTGTGTAACTTCATCCTTCATTGTCTACCCTTAGAAAGTAATTGAGCCAGAGGCTGTGAACTTGTAGACCCGAAAGCCTCCAGCCACAGTGATTGTTGGGGAGCCTGTTGTGTTTGTAGCGGCTCTGAATGTGTCTGGATAGCGGAGGATTACGATACCTGAACCGCCTGCACCGCCAGTAAAGGATGCACCCGCAGACCCTGCACCACCACCACCACCGCCTGTATTAGCCGTTCCAGCAGTTCCTGCGTATGCGCTAGTTGTGCCGCCTGCTCCACCACCGCCAGCACCGCCAGAGCCACCATTTATTGAATAACCACCAGCCCCACCGCCACCAGCGTATGTCGTAACAGTTCCACTAATAGCAGAGGCAATACCCGCACCACCATTTCCACAAAAAGTTGCGGCAGTTGTGCTTAATCCTACAGTTCCAGCACCGCCTCCACCGCCACCGCCATAGCCAGAAGCTGACCCAATGTTCATTCCATTTCCACCAGTATTTCCTTGTCCAGAAATACCAGAGCCACCATATCCTGTAGCACCTGCTGTAGCACCGCCAGAGCCGCCACCACCAGAACCACCAGAACCACCAGTTGTGGCAAAGTTATACATTGCGCCATTACCACCACCAGAAGCAACAATATTTCCTGTAGTTGCTCCAGAAGATGCGGCAAGTAAAACTGAATTAGAGCCTGAAATGGAATTAGTACCAGTGCCAATACCCCCTGCCCCGCCAGCACCTACAGTTACCCAAAGTTGAGTTCCCGCAGTTACGCCTGAAAAGCCAGCAAGCAAACCACCAGCACCTCCACCTCCACCACCAGAGCCAGCGCCTGTATAAGCACCGCCACCGCCACCACCAGCAACGACCAAATACTCCACATTCTGGGCAGGGATGCCAGTCCAGTTATTGTCTTTTACAGCTTGGGACACCTGCGAGAGTGTCCACATCCCAGAATATTGGCTCAATTTGCGCTCCTTATGTGTGACGGGCAAACTGCCCGTGGTGTTTTTCTCTAGCCGCAATTGCTACTTGATTGGCAACTTCAATGTCATCAAATGTACCAAGATGCACTAGCCTTCTGTTTATTGACACGCTTACTTCCCAAGGCACAAAACCATCTTTTCTTGGTCTGCTGGCTGGTTTAACACCTTTATAAGGTGATGCACTATTAAAGTCACGTTTTCTATTCAAAGAATTTTGCTGGTGTGTAACTGAACGCAAATTTTCAATGCGGTTGTTTAGCCTGTCATTGTCAATATGGTCTGTTACTTTTGGCAAATATCCATGATGATATAGAAAAATAACCCTGTGCATTGCGTAAGGTTTGTTGTTAATAACCACACGGGCATACCGATGGTTTTTGTGAAGTTTGGACTCCACAGCTTTGCCATTGCTATGACGAATTAAATATCCGTCAGCATGGTAGGAAAACATTTCCTTTAACAAAGACTGCGTAAGTTCAAACATATTAGGCACTCGTTACTTCAACCCATGACAATGTAGATTCTTCCCAACGATAAAACTTGCCATCAGTAGGCATAGGTGTTGGGGCTTCCCACAGGTATGTCTCAGAATTCTTAGTCCATGATGCAAATGGTTGTGGCGGGGCAAATCCTGTGCCATCCCATGTGTATGAAATCCCAGCGTAATTTTTATGGAGAGGTCTGCCCTCTGGGTGCTGATTCCCATGCGTGTTATACGAGGTTTTCACCCATTCACTTGGATCACCCCAGTGTCCCAAAGCCAGAGTCTCGGCATCAATCACAATTACCTGATCTACGATGCCATTAGTTACATGAGCGTAGTGCGCCATTTTGAGTCCTTTCAGTGTTCAAAAAATATTTCCATTCAGCCATTGTTTTGGCATTTTTGCTAGAGTTGCAACTTAAACATAATGGTTGCAGATTCCCAATGCTATGTCTACCGCCACGAGCAACAGGAATGATATGGTCAATTGTTACATTTTCCATAGTGCCACAATGGGCGCATGGCGATGCGTATAAACGAATTAACTCTTTTTCGGTAACTTGAAACACGCCATTGCCACGCAACTTTGCTCTGCGTTTGTGTGACTTTTCAGCCATCTTTGGCAAATGTTGTAACCTGTAGCGTTCTAAAGCACTTTTAATTGCTTCAGGGTTTTGCAACTTCCAAGCATTTTTAACTGCTCTATGATGTTCAATGTTTTCCGCATATTGCCGTCTACCTGCTTCACGGGATTTTTCAGGGTTATTCTTGCGCCACTTTTTTAAGTGTTCGTATTGTTCAGGTCGATGTGCTTTTTGATAAGCCGCCCGTTTAACTTTAACTGTTTCTTTGTTGTCAATATAATACTGGCGACCATAAGCCTTCTTGCATTCTTTGCAAACGGCTATAGGTTTGTTTCTGCACAAATGAAACAAGTCAACTGATTTCTCAGTTTGGCATTTTGTACAAGTTTTAGTGTTCATCAGAATGTCACAGTCCCAGAACTTGTCCAAGTGTAAATCTGGTAGCCATCAGCGTATGAAATTTGTGGTGAGCCAGTTGTTGCAGTTGGTGCTGATTGTGTTGCAGGGTAACGAATGATTACGATGCCAGAGCCACCTGCGCCACCAGAGCCACTATTTCCACCGCCTCCACCTCCGCCACCAGTATTGGCAACTGCATTTGTTCCTGCTTGGTTAGTCAAACCACCATCACCACCGCCAGCAACACCGAGTCCTGCAACACCACCCGAACCTTGCAAACCACCGCCACCGCCGCCAGCATAAAAAACTCTAGAACCAGTAATAGTTGAGCAAAGACCCGCACCACCACCGCCTGCTGTACTACCTGTTCCATTTACACCTATAGAACCAGCACCACCCCCGCCACCAGAGCCATAGTTTGAAGCCGCACCACCGCTAGAACCTCCAGCAAAACCTTGCCCAGAAACTCCAGTTCCACCCGCTCTTACAGAACCAGATGAAGCGCCACCACCGCCAGAGCCACCATTTTGACCAGTACCATTTGGAGGATTATCATTTGTACCACCACCACCACCGCCAGTTGAAGTGATAGATGAAAATACAGAATTACTACCATTAACGCCTGACGCACCATTTGATGTAGTTGCCCCAGCACCGCCAGCGCCTACTGTAATAGTCAAAGCAGAACCAGAGGCAACAGCAAATCCAGCGGCAGTCAAAAGACCACCAGCCCCTCCGCCACCTCCAAGATATCCACCCCCACCACCACCAGCAACCACAAGGTATTCAACAGCAGTAGGTGCGCCACTCAAAGGGTTAAAGGTTGCGGATAAATAGCCGCCTAATAGGTTGCTCATATTGTGATTGACCCGCTAGAAGTGAATGTGTAAATCGTGTAGCCGTTAGCAGTTGTCTTTGTGCCGTTTGTCACGCTTGCCGCATCAGCAAATGTGCTTGGGTAGCGGATGATGACAATGCCAGAGCCGCCAGAGCCTGATGAACCTGTTATGGTTTGATTTGGATGACCACCACCACCGCCACCTGTATTGGCAGTTCCAGATGTAGCGTTACCATTACCTTGTGAAATTGCCCTACCAGCACCGCCACCGCCTACGCCACCAGCACCTGCGGTTGAACCACTTGTGCCATTAGCCGCACCACCACCTCCTCCAGCGTATGTAGTAACTGTTCCATTGATTGATGATGCTATACCTGCACCACCATTTGCGGCAAATGTTGCAACAGTTGCGTTTAAACCAACTGTTCCAGCACCGCCACCACCTGCACCACCTTCACTGTTTGAAGTAGTAGCACCACCTGATGAAGTGCCACCAGTATTGCCTTGATTTGAAGTTGCTTGTCCTCCAGAACCACTAGAGCCAGCACTACCCGCACCGCCACCACCAGAGCCACCAGACGAGCCGTTAAAAGATGCTTGGTTACTTGAACCGCCAGCACCACCTCCAGTAGATGTAATAGAGCCAAATACTGAATTTGCACCGCTAGTTACAGCACCTGTGCCTCCAGTTCCTCCAGCACCAACAGTAGCCGTGATAGAAACACCAGTAGCAACATTTAATATGCCAGTTAATAAACCGCCACCGCCACCACCACCAGCACCCCTATTGATAGCACCCGCACCACCACCAGCGACAACTAGATATTCAACCCAAGCAGTCTTTTGCGTACCACTCCAAGCACCTTGTCTTAATGCTTGGTTTTGTTGTCTAAGTGTAAAAAGTCCTGTAGCCATATTTACCCTTAGAAAGTAATCGTGCCAGAGGCTACGAATCTGTACACACGCCAAAAGCCTGTGACATAAGTTTCTGGTGAGCCTGTTGTTGATGTGGCAGGGGCTAAGTAAGATGGGTAGCGTAGGATTACGATTCCAGAGCCGCCTGCGCCACCTATTTGTGCAAAACTTCCAGCATTTGCACCTCCACCCCCACCACCGCCAGAACCAGTGTTAGCAATAGCAGAAGTTGCATTTGTTCCTGAACCAGATGCGTTAATAAATAACCCACCATTACCACCACCAGCAATACCTAATCCAGAATTAAATGCAACAGAGTTACTTCCAAAATACATTCCACCACCGCCACCGCCAGCGTATTGAATTGCTGAACCTGAAATAGAAGAATTAGTGCCTGTGCCACCACTACCGCCAAAACTTGAACTTGAACTTGAAGCCGCAGGGCCAGCATTTATGCCGATTGAACCAGAGCCGCCTCCACCTCCACCTCCGTTGGCAGTAGGACTATTGGAAGCACCTCCAGCATAGCCTTGACCTGATGTTGCGCTTCCACCAGCAGTTGAACCATTACCATTACCACCACCACCAGAACCACCAGTTCCACCAGCACCAGAAGAAATACCAGAGCCAGCACCACCACCAGTTGCACTAATTGTTGTACCACCTACGATACTTGATGTAGCACCTTGAGAACCAGCACCTGAAGTTCCACCAGAACCTCCAGCACCAACAGTAATTGTGATTGAAGAACCAACAGTGACAGCGTATGCAGTAGCGGTTAACAAGCCACCCGCACCACCACCTCCAGCACCACCACCACCACCACTACAATACCCACCACCACCCCCGCCAGCCACAACAAGGTATTCCACCGATGTGACAGGGTAGTTAATGCCGTTACGCCCAGCACTTAGAATTCCACCTACTCTTTTGGACATGATTAAGTCCTTATGAGAGTTCTTCGTATGAAATCGTGTAAGCTATTTTTGACGCTGTGCTACTTGTAACAACAACAGACTTGTCTTCTTCCAGATAGAACGCAGTTGACTTGTCAGAGACAATCAAAGACGCATCTGGAGGAACTGAGACAGTCGATGCCAATGGGTATGAAGTGCCAGAGCCAGCAGCAGCAGTATTTACCGCCACAGTGGTGTCATAGGCATTTGTTCCATCCACATTGGCAGCAATGACCATATTAACTTTAAACACTTTACCAGATGAGGCAGCGTTTGCAAGCAGTACATTTACTGTGGTGTTTGCTGGTGTTAAATAAGCAGTCTTTGCTGTGATTGTTGCAACAGCAACTATATTGGGTGCAGCCATAATAATATCCTTTAATTAACCACCAAAGACCATTGCCATAGCAATAGCCTTACCTGTTGTTGCGCCACCAAGTGCAGTTAATGCTGCACCTGCTGTAGTTGCGCCTGTACCACCATTTGCAATAGCAACTGTACCCGTTACATTAGAAGCTGTACCAGTTGTGTTTTGATTAAATGTAGGCCAAGTAAATGTTCCTGTACTAAAATTGCCTGATACAGGTGTACCTAAAACAGGGGCAGTTAAAGTAGGAGAAGTGAGTGTTTTATTAGTAAGTGTTTCAACACCCGTTAAAGTGGCAATACCACTAATTGAAAAAGCAGCACTTGTCCAAGCTGAGCCTGACCAAACAAATAAATTATTTGAAGTAGAGTTCCAATATAAAGCACCTGTTAGTAAAGCATTACCATCATTGTCTAACGTAGGAGCAGAACTCTTAGAACCTAAGTAACGATCATCAAAAGAATCATAACTTGAAGCAGCAGCAGTGGCAGAAGCAGAAGCACTAGATGCTGATGTAGATGCATTACTTTCACTGGTGGCTGCATTAGAAGCAGAAGTGGCTGCAGCCGCAGCAGAGGTAGCAGCAGAAGAGGTACTACCAAACAAGACATCAATGTAGTTTTTAGTAACTGCATCTTGATTTGCTGTAGGATCTCCCAAGCCTGTAATCTTGGAAGTACCCATCGCAATGGCTCCAGACATTGTGCCACCAGTTAACGACAGCTTCAATGCATCAGCAGTGTCTACATATGTTTTAGTAGCAGCGTCTTGATTTGCTGTAGGATTGCCAAGACCTGTAATCTTGTTTGTACCCATCGCAATAGCACCACTCATAGTGCCACCAGCAAGTGCTAGTTTAGTTGCAATGGAATTTGTAAGAGTGGTAGATAAACTAGCATCATTACCTAAAGCTGCTGCAATCTCATTTAATGTATCAAGTGTAGATGGAGCAGAAGCAACCAAGTTGCTAATAGATGTATCAACATAACTTTTAGTAGCTGCATCATTAGCATTTGTGGGAGAGGTTAAGTTGGTGATGGTGGCAGCAGTGCCAGCATTCATATTCAACCCACCATTAATAGTGACATCATTGAAAGAAGATGTACCTGTAGAAGCTGTGACATTACCAGTTAAGTTACCAGTGACATTACCAACAACAGCACCTGTATGTGTACCCTCTGTATTACCAGTGACAGCACCAGTAAGGCCACCCACAAATCCCACAGTGGCTGTCACTGTAGTGCCTGTAATGGCCTGTGCAGAACTACCACCAATAACAGCACCATCAATAGTACCTGCATTGATGTCAGCAGTTGCTGCAACTAAAGAAGTATTAGCAGTGAGAGAAGTGAATGTGCCAGCAGCAGCAGTGCTTGCACCAATAACAGCAGCATCAACAGTGCCTCCATTGATATCAGCAGTGTCAGCTACTAAGCTATCAATGTTTGCTGTTCCTGTAATAAATAGATTCTTAAACTCAAGAACACTTGTACCTAAGTCAATGTCATTGTCTGTTACTGGAACGATAGCTCCATCTTGAAAGCGCACCTGCTCAACAGCAGCAGCAGCCACCTCAACAAACACCCCATGACGGTTGTTATTTGTATCAGTGGCAATCTTATTTAATAAATCAGTGTCACCAATGACAGGAACAGGATGTCCCTCAGCAGCAGTGCCATCATGCCTATGTCCACCATTAGCAGCAAAAGCATCACGCAGAGCATTATACTCATTGTTAATAGGAGCCGCACGAACTACACCTGTTGGTACAATATCAGCAGCAGATTGTCTTACATAACCTGTCAAGGTAGTTCTCCTTAGCGTCTGTCATTCATTGAATAATTCAAGACCAAGCCCTGAATTGTATGACTAGCATTCGTATCATTAGTCACATATTTGAAAGCAATGGAGAATCCAGAACCTTCAATGTTTGTCTTTTCCACTGGTGATGGATTACCATCGTAAATTGCTGAAGCATCATAAATAGCTTCATTATAATAAGCAGCAGCACCAGTGGTTAAAATATTATAGTTAGCTGGATTGAAGACACTAACAGAGTCATCAAAGTCATACGCCACGCCCATCACAATATTAGTCGATCCCTCACTACGCAAGAATGTAGAAATGTTATAGAAGTTTTTACGGATTGACGGATCTTGAAAATAATAGAAAGGTGTTTGGTAAACACTCAATATTTCTATATTATTAAAAGAACTTCCTGTCTCTTGTTTATACACTTTACCAGAAGCATCCCCATGAATAATAACTTCATCAAGCCCAATGTATCCACTAGCAGCACATGTTATTGTAAATCCAAAAAGCTGACTATACTCAAAAGACACACCACCTTCGCTGGCCCTAAGACCACCTAACAAACCAAAGGTTCCTTCTGCTGGTAAAAACAATCTAAACTGTGACTTCTTACGAATTACTACAGAACTTAATGTTTCTGGATCAATAGAACCAGCTACAAGTTCTTGTAAGATTGATGTAATGGTGAATTGAATTTGTTTTGAAATTGTTTCCAATTCCACATCACCAATCTTACTTGTGCCAGCTACTGGTCTAAAACCATCAGGACCAAGAAATACTAGATTTCCACCCAGTTCTATCACACTATCTGGAACAACACAACCTAAATTTGTGGTTACTTCACCAACTACAAAGTCAGCAATGTTAGTACCTGTCAAACTCTTAATGGCATTCTTACCAAAGATGTACAGTGTATCTCTAAACTGTTTAATCTGAACAATCTCAAAGCCTACATTAATAACAGCAGCACCATTAGCTGGATTAAAGTTTGTCTCACTTAGCGGAGAAGAAATATATAAGTTATAAGGATCTGTAGGATCGCCAGCTAAAAACAAATGGTTCTTAAACGCAGCAGAATACTTAGGACTATTAGGAGCATTGGCATCCGTAATTTGTGTATATGTAGTTCCATCATACACAGCAGCCGGATTGATACCATCAGTTAATGCAAACTTAGGAGCACTCCAATTATATCTAGTAAATCTAACCTTCTTAACTCCCACCATTGTAACAGTTCCGGGAGTTGAGATGGCTGACCAAGTGGATGAAGAAGCTACCCACTTATAAAAGTAATTTGTACCAGTAGAAGGTTTGCGACAAGCAAATATTCCGTCATTTAAACTCTCTGAAACCATAACACCAAGTACACTACCTGTGCCAGTTACAGTTCCATAACTATTAGCATATCCACTAATCCGTCTATAACCACCAGTAATAGCTGGCTCATAATTAATAAGCTGTGTACCTGAACCGGGATATATCTCACCTTGAGATAGTACATCCCTATTGGTGTTCATACCACCAATACAAGTAACCTTAAAGCCACTAATTCTGTCTGCCATTAAAACACTCTAGGATTAAAGGAAGGCTTAACAATCATTGTTGATCGCATATACAAAGGCTCATCTAACAAAAGCCTACGCATTGTCCTGATACCTGTATCAAACTTCTCTTTATATAAAGTTGCACCTTGTTCATTAGATCTGAACATAAGCATATAGAACATAGCACCATCAATTAATACGCTGGTAAATCTATCAGGAATAATACAGACATCTGTAGAGAGAGACAGATCAGCAGGAAAAGACCAATACTTATACTCCACCTCATAAGCCTGATCAGGCAGTGGAGTTAAACCAAACTTAGACTCTTGTGTTTGATAAACAGCAATGGCTGGTCCATACCCACCAGTACCATTCATGTCTTCACCGGGACGGTAGTTATCTAAGTAGTCTGTGTAAGTGAGAACAGAAAGACGAAGAGGATCATTATCCGCTGCTGTTAGCTTCTTAAGATAGAAGCTTTCCCAATCAACACTGGACAAAGCAGAAGGAAAGGAATATGTTCCTGTACCCACTGTCAGTGTTTGTGTGTGAGTAACAAGAGCAAAAGGCCACTCTTGTGCAGAGTGCATCAACTCTCTAACAGATGAATTGATAGCATTCTTAGCTAGAGACTGGATGTTTCTAGCTCCATCGAATTCGGTGGAGTCTAAGACAACCTCACCCATTCTTCGTAGCAATTCATTCGTTAAAGAAATGTATGTAGACATAATTTTTAAACAATAAAAGGGAGAGGCGGTTAAGCCCCTCCCAGTATTAACTAGCTATTAAGCCAGTTGCTCACGGTCTACAGAGGCAGGGCCAACACGGTCTTGTGCATCTACGATGACAGCAAAAACACGAATTGAACCAGCACTCAGTGTAGTGGTTTCTGTAACCAACAGCAAGTCCAAAGTATCAGCAGATTGTGACACGATTGGATAACCAGCAGTTGCGGGAGTAGCATAAGTACCCACAGAAAGAGCGTTAGTCACACCAAAGGCAGACACATAAGCAGCGGCTGTTACGCCAGTAACGCCCAAGCTCACTGTACAGCTGCCTGTAACAGCACCAGTGATTTCAAAACCAGCAGCCAACACAATAGATTGTGCGGGAATCTGCAAAGCTTCAATCACATCAGCAGCAGCCAAGGCAGAACCTTTTGCTGTGACAGCAGCAGCCAAGCTGATAGTGTTTTCTACAACATAAGGCATGTTGCGAAGAGCACGACTAGGTTGTGTACCTGCACCAACAGTGTTTGAGAGAGTAGTAATAGTTGCCATTTAGTTTCTCCTTAAGCAGCGTTGTATTTAGCAGTGACAATGCCTTCAGGACGCAAGATTTTGCGACCATAAAGATGCATACCACGCACGATGTCAGCGAAGCTGTCTGGATCACGATATGTCTCGGTCTTAGTGATTTGCTGAGCAGTTGCAACAGCAGAGTCATGACCACCAACAATCACACCATAGTTGGTGTTCTGGTTAGCAGCACCAGTAGTGCCGGGACCAGTACCAATTTTTGGCAGGTTGTTAGAAACATAGATGCGGAAGCCATGCAAGTTGTTAATGACCAAGCCATTCTGCAAACCAGAACCACCAAAGTCACCATTCAACAAACGGCTGTCTTCATCCTTCAACAGTTCAATGAACACAGGATCAACCACCAACCAGCGACCAGCGGAATCAACAAACTGTTGATCCAACAAACGACCCATACGAGCAACCACCATCAAAGGAGAAGCTACATCGGTAGGAACAGTTGTTGCACCGGGAAGGCGAGGAGCCAAAGGAATGGAGTGATCACCAGCAGAACCTGTAGTGATGTTACCAAAGCTACCCTTCTTCAACTTCATTGAAGCCAAGAGTTCGTCAGAACCTGCTTCGCTCAATGCTTTTGTGCCGGGAGCTGTTGTACGAGCTGTACTTGCATTTGTATGCTTAGCTGCTTGTGAGAAACCAGACAAGTAACCCAACACATCTTGGTCATATTGATCACGCAAACGATACGCTGCACGATCAGAAGCCATCTGCATGAAGTTCACATGTGAGTGAGCTGCTTCGATGTCATCAATCTTGAAAGCGTAGTAGTTAGCTTGGTCAACAACCAATGTGAAGTCTTCATCATTCAGATCTTGAGCAGTGATTTGTGTACCACGAGCATAGCTCTGTACAGACACTTCAGGTTCTTTAATGATTTTGACACTGTCGCCCATGTTTGCGATTTCACCAAAGTAATCGTTATTGGTGATGTCTTCAACAGTAGACGCTTTACGGAATGCAAGTTGTACTTGCTTTGAATAGATAACCGGGCTGAAGTTTCCATTCGGCAGGTTACCATAGCCAACGGCTTTTGGAAAGGCCATATTAATATCCTCCTAGATATGTGTTAGGCATATAATTAAATACGCTCAACATTACTACAGAGGCTGTATTTGATGGGTGTGTATAGAACAGGGATGCCTCCACTTGTCTATACAGGCCAACAAACTTCAGGTTGTTCTGACAGTTTATTGTTTTGCGTGACAGATAACTCTATAGGGTAGGGTAGCTAGCATTGTTACGGCCTATAGGAGCAAGACTAGATACCTAGTCCTGCTTAAAGTTATACCAGTTGTTTCAGATTTGTCAATACTTAACGTGCGTTTCCGCTAACATCGTATACAAACTTACCTGATTGTAATGCTTTAGCAATAGCTTCTTGGTTCTTTTCATATTGAAATGTAGTCATTTTATTTACATCTGACTCATAAAAGACACCATCTTTGCTCTCGCCTGTGGGTGCAGAACGACTTCCCCGTGTATTAACACTCTCTGCTGCACCATTATCTTTGCTTTGTTTCTTTGTCTTAATACCTTTATCAGCTTTGTAAAGATCGATGGCACGAGCAGCCGCCCTTGCATCGCTCTCATTATCATACAAAGCATCTTGTACCCACTTAGGTTGTTCATCAACCCAAGTATGAAACTCATCATCATCACGGATGGAGTCAAAGTCTGGATGTAGACGCATCAATTCAGCTTCTGCTTTGTCCTTAGATGTTTGATGTTCACGCTCATCTAGTTGTTTGAATCGCTCATCCAATGCTTGGGTTTGTTCCTTAGCCTTTTTAATTGCAATGGTTTCAACAATCTTTGCAACATCAGGATAGGCTTTAGCCCACTCATTCAATTCTTCTTCACTCTTAGGCAGCTTAATTTGTTTCTCTGTGCTGCTCTGTAGCTGTGAGCGAAGCTCATCAATTTGCTTTTGCAAACCTACTTGCTGTTGCTGAGAATGTCTACGCAGATCTCCATAACGCTTTTTAAAGCTTTTCTCTTCTGCGCTTAAGTTGTTATCCTCAGGGTCTTGTGGTTCTTGAGGACTGCTCTTATCTTCAGCCAACTGTTTCAACTCAGCTTCTTCTTGTTCAATCCGATCCTTGTTAGCATTACGCTTACCAAACGGAGAGAAAGCCTGAGCTTGTTGATTCTGATTAACTACTGCTTCTGTCATAACATACCTTTAAGTTGGGGCTAACTGTAGCTGCATAGCAGGGAGATAGGTAGCCATATGGTGGGAAATTATGGATACTCACCAGCCCACCTCTGGCTTGAGTATGCTAATTATATATTACTTTTTAGATTTCTTAGATCTTTTAGTTACTAAGCCACCCTTAGCCATAGACATAGTAGCCATACTCTGGTCATCAAAGTATTTACCTCCACCACCACTCATGCCCCCACTAAATCCAGTATCAAGCTCATTCCAACCGCCCAACTCTTTAGTAGTATCTCTTTGAAGTTCTTCTTGTCCTAATATTTCTGTACTGCTTTGTTCACCTTTAGCAATTTCAGCAGCAGCACTCCTACCTGCCTCAGCAGCATCAGCAGCATTCTTACCTCTAGTAATGGCATCAGCAGCAGCCTGACTAGCTGCACCAGCAGCAGCATCACTTAGTCCCATAGTAGAAGCAGCATAGGCTGCATCAGCAGCGGCTTGTGCTGCAGTTCTTCCAGTTCCTGTAGGACCAGCAGTGGCAGCATTAGGATCTGCAACAAGGTTAGCACCCATAGTATCAGCAAAAGTGCTTCTATATTTATCAGCAGCATTTGTAGCAAAAGCATTATTAAGTCTAGCAGCAGCTCCTAAAATGGGATTGGCAATACCAGCAGCTAAAGTTAAACCACTATTAACTTTATTAGGAGTTACAGAACCATCAGCATTTAAAGTGAAGCTACCAAAGGCAGTACCTCCAACACCACCAGCACTAACACCTCCTGCAGCATCAGATGTAATATTACTACCGTAAGCATTGACACCTAAACCTCCATCTGTTGTTGTTTCACTATCACCCACTTTAGTAACTTTACCATCCTTGCCTGTGACAGCTACATTGGCTAAAGCTAAGTCTGTTGCTAAAGTGTTGTTATCAATCTTTGTTACTATTTGATTTCCAGAGTCTACACTAGCAGCACTCTCTACATTTTGTTTAACAGTGCTTCCTGTAGTTTTTGTATTTGTTAAACCTGTACCAGTCATTCTACTAGCTGGATTTGCATCCACTACAGAATAGCCTTCAGGAATAGCACCACCGGGCATTCCATTGAAATAGGTCATGTACAAAGAATCACCAGCAGCATTCTTTAATAGTCTAACATCTAATGCTGGATTTGTTATTGCTGTTCTTTGAATGTTGTATTTAGCTAAGATGTCTTTATCTGCAGCGGGTACATTAACAACACCACCGCCTGCAAACTTAGGCTCACCCATAGCCTCACCATCAACTTCTTTCATGATGTCATCAATCTCAGAATCAAAGCCTTCTTCATCTTCATGCAGAGCTTCTGGATTTTCTACTTGATCAGCATTACCCATCTGACCAATCTCTGCCATACGAGATAAGCCTTGCTTAGCTTCATCACGAAGCTTCATCAATCTCTCAAGACCAATGTATCTAACAACATCAGCAGGAATGACAAACTCACCCTCGCTTAGCTTAGCATCAATGTCATCTCTCACTTCGTTCTGTAAAGAACCGGGAGGTACATCATTACCTGACACAGGATCTACTGTGCCACCTTCATCATTCATGCCGCCTTCAGCAAACAATCTAGCCATGTTATCAGTGTACATTAACTTCATCCTTTAGATGTTTTAGTCTGCGTAAAGCAGCAACGGCTCCTTGAGCCTTTCCAATTTCACGAACATCAGTAGCTTGTTCTAAGTTTTTATGTTGCTGAGAAATTTCAGCATCAAGTAGTTCTAAGAACGCTTCCCATGTAGCGTTAGTATTTACAAAGCCTTTAAGCTTGGGGAGGTACAGCTTGGACATTACCAGCAAATCCTTGTTCACCCGGCACTGGTGCAGCACCAACGCCAATATTTCCACCACCACCACCAGTCATATCAGCCACTGGAGGAGGACCACCTTCAGGACCAGCAACAGGAGGAGCACCCTCTGCAGGAGCCGTAGCCTTCTGCATCAACAACGCTTGACGCATTGCTTCTTCCATATTGTTAGTAACCTTGTCTGGATCTAAGTCCATACTCTTAGCAATTTCACGAATGATGTAAGGGAACTTAGCAAACGGCATTAATGCTGGAGAACTTGCAATCTGCAAGAACTGCATTAATCGTTGGCTTCTCACCTCATTAGCCATTAAGCTCTCTGTACCTTTAGCTGTAACTTCTAAGTCGCCCTTGATAGAGCTGTCAAAGTCAAACTGCATGTTGAAGCTAAAGAAAGCCTTACCCAAAGGAGCTAACAAATAATCATCCACATTCTTGATGATGGTTTTAACACTGCCTGATGCAGCATTCATCAACATAGAAATGCCAGAGGCTGTTCTACCTACACCACTCACACCTGTCTGTCCATGTGAGAAAGAAGGAATACCTGTTGACTCATCTGACAACTGTCTAGCTTTATCAAACAGTTGTAAGTTTTGTGCAGCCACATTAGGAAACTGTGTTCCAAACAAACTCTGACCCGGAGCACCACCCTGTCTCCTAAACACTTTACCCGGATAGACTGTCATGTCCTGACCGGGAACAAGGTTGGTTTCATCAACCTCAAATACAAGGTTGCCCGACAACACTGCATTATCTACAGCCATACGCATAAAACCATTCATGAGGGTCTGGGTGTCGTCCATGTTTTCGGCAACACCAATGCCAAATAGAGAGTAGGGGTTTAATTCGCAAGGAGCAGCGTAATACGGAATGTTGGCGGGCTTAAACGGATTCAATACAAAGCGAATCACTTTACCATTGCAGAACCAAATATTGGCTTGCAACTCCTTAGCTTCCAACAAAGCCTCTGGAATATCTATATCATTTTCTTCTAGCAAATCTAAGGACACGCTGCCCCAATGCTCTAATACTTCAAATCTATCCACTCCCAGATTAGGAGTGTAGTCTCTTAAGTCATCTTCCCAATACTTCTTAATGTAGGAAGCACCACCCTCAATAACTTCTTCAATGACATTAGCTCTAAAATGTGGACGATTCTTCAAAGCTCTAAGTTGTGTAGCACTAAGCTTGTGACGCTCAATAATGTATTGAGCTTCTTCCATGTTAGTGGCATCAGGATCAGGATAGAAGTTCCAGATGGAGACATGTGATGTCTCTGGTACTGTCTTCATCTCTGGTTGATAAGAACCCTCCTCATCCCAGTTTGGATATTCTTTGGTCTTAGCAAATGGACCCTTCATGATGCCTGTACCAAACAGAGCCATCTCAAAGGCAGTAGAACGAAGATGCTTATTAGCACCACTTTCGTCTAACTGGTCATGTATCTTCTTCTCCATCTTCTTAGCTGCCACCATAGCAGGATGGAATGTGATGGAAGTAGGAGTTACTCCCGGACCTTCCTTCAAACCTTCTTGACCACCAAGCTGTTCTTTCAAGGGGCCAAGCTTGTCCATCAAAGAAGAAAGTGTAGCACCCGGTGCTAGGTCTTTACCATCACCTTTATAACCAAAAGGAGAAACCATGTCTTCTTCTGGTGCTTTAGGATCAATATGTACTGAATCAACTACACCATCTGGTAAGACAGTGGGATCAACACTCAAAGGAAACTTGTTATTAGCAAATAACACATCCGTGATTTGGCCATATGCTGCAAGCACCTTGGTCTTTGTCACCTTAACAAACACACGAGACTTCTCAGTCTCTGTAAATTTAACATCAGGTCCATACAAGCCACGATAGTTTCGATAGGCTCTTAACCACCGCTGCTCATCCTGTCTGCGGCTCTCTTCAGACTTTGTATATCTCTCATTTAAGAAATTTAAAAGCTTATCACCCCTGAAAGGAGTGGTTTCATTCTTCTTTTCATCTCCTAAACCAATGGACTTGTCATCCATGAAATTATTTGTAGCCATAAATACCCTTTAATACCCAAATGTGGGGTCTGCCATCTTCATACCACTACCACCAGAGGTTAATGGATTGTAATCGAACAAGCTGCTTCTAGGTCTGCTCATCACACCATAGCGAATAGCATCATATAAGTGATCTTCAGCTTTAGTATCAATGTCCTCTGGGTTTCTTTTGTCCAAAGGTATGATGGGAAGCTGAGCAATCGTATTCACACAGTTGCTTGTTATAACTAGTCTTGGCTGTTCTGTAAAGGGGTCAATTTGTAGCCTTCGATGCAGCTCATTCTTACCAGACACCCTGCTTCCAGCACTTCTATCCGCTGGCCTCCACCTACAACCCTCTGCAATCATCTGTTCTGCCAGTGATGGACCTGTATCACCACGCTTATGCCAGCAACTACTGTCCAATACACCATATCTCATAGGACCATCGTTCTCTTCAGCCCTCATTACCATGTGAGCGAGGTCTTTGGCAAGCACTTTGCTAACATATAGCTCACGATAGACCACCAATTGCTCACTTGGAGACACAGCAAACCACACAACAGCACTATAACTACCATATCCATAATCACAAGCCCTAAATTTAGTCCAATTACTTGGTATGTGGAACGGTTCCACTACATGTATTTGCCTATTAAACTCTGTAAAGGCTGCACCTTCAGCAATATCCCAGTTTCCCTCAAGCAATTGTTTGCGTTGGTGCTCAGGAAGAGACAACAACATGGTTTCATAGTCACCCGTTTGCATCAAATAGGGATTATCCGTCAACATAGCAGGGATAAACCTACGTTTGAACAGTGCTTGTCCCTCTTTACTGTGTCCTTTGGGATAGACTAAGGTGGTTCCACTCTCAATATCTGTTGCATCAAAGGCTTTACCTGCTGGAGAAGGATCAATAAACATCTTCTTCACCCAAGCATGACCCGGACCACCCGGATTTGTTGTAGCTCTCATGAAGATTGGTAGGTCTGATGCTGCTGTACGCAAGCGAGAACGCATATAGTTCCACGGAAATGGCGTATGCCACTGCGTCAACTCATCAAAACCAATCCAGCTAAACGCCAAACCCTGATATCTCAATACATCTTCATCTCTATCAAGGTAAGACATCCACAGTCTAGCCCCTGACGGTGCTTCCCATTGCATCTTTCTCTCACTCCACTTGATGCCGGGATAAATCTTTGGATAAAGCTCTTGACTCTTCCAAATAAGTTCTCGAAGTTCCTCTGTAGTGTGTCGTAACAGAAGCCCAGAAAACTGTGGATGTACCATATACCTAAGCGGATCTGCCAACATAGCGTAGCTTTTACCACCACCAGCAGCCCCACCATATAATACTTCCCTCTCTGATGAAGCTAAGAAGAATGTTTGAGGCCCGGGATTGGGCTTAAACAATACTTCCCTGTCATCAGCTATCGGTAGCTGTGTCTCCTCCGAGCTTGCTATCGATATATTGGGTAAGCTTGCTGTACTGCTCTGACTCGAAGTATCCTGTTTGGTCTTCCCTGCCGAGCCTCTTTGATTTCTCTTCGTACCTTTCCGCTTGCTCAAGGGCTTTTTTGAGCCTTCTGGCAAGGTTGCGGTAAGTAGCGGATTTGAATCCATGCTTTCTTTCAGTCTTTATTCTTTTTAACAATCCCACATGGCTTATGGTTCTACCTGTAGTTGTGGTAAGCCAAGCTGCTACCTGCCTAGAACTGTATTGTTTTAAATGTTTCTTAGCTAGTTCTAACGCTTCAAGCTCTGTAGGTATTGGCTGCAGGAGGTCAGGATTTTCTTCATCTTGTCTGTAACCAAATGGTATTGTTCTTCTAATTTTTGGAATAGGTACATATGTTTCCTTTGCTTTCGGTTGGGGTAATATCCAAGCCCCTAAGTCTCTCTCACTCACTGCTATCTTTAGCTGGTAAAATCATGATGCCGTTAGGTGCTGTCACCTGAACTTTCTCTGTCTTCACCAAGCCAGCCCTGTCTAACAAATCCTTAGCAGCATTGAGCTTCTCTTTCAAGCCTAGCTCTGTGGGATCGGCAATGCCACTAACAACAGCCATAGCTGCTCTAGGGGCGTTCATGGCGATGTATAGCTGTGTAGCTTCAATCACTTCTTCTTTGAGGTTGTCCATGATAGCTTTGGTAGCATAGCCTTCGCTATAGCCAGCAAGCTGCCTAGCCTTAGCTGGATTGCCTCCAGCCTCAGCAAATAACACCTCAATGAATTTCTTCTGTTGTTCGCTTAGTTCTCTTTTTGCCATAATGTTTCTTTATATATTTGAAGTGGTGAATTGTTCAGACACTCTAACGCTTACTTCCACCGCACTGTTTACACTGCATAGTCCTCTAATCTTGTCATCATGTAACAAATAGAAAGCATTTGTAATTTGTAACAAGCTATTAGGTTCTAGTCTTACAGACTCAGCAATTGTGTAATAGGTTGTGTTAATGTGGCTGTACCAGTCTAAAGAAAAGGTTACAGCACTGCTGGTTACATTGGTGACAAAGATGCTATCGACAGCAGCTCTAAATGTTGGAGGGGCTGTGTAGATGTCTTGGTTGCTGGTTGTTAATACAGCAGCTACAGTTCTGTTCTTTGTTGTCATGTTAAGTCGTAGAAGGTGAGAGAAGCAAAAGCATCACCAGTAGTTGCACCACTCACTGTTCTTATTGCTATCGTATATACATCACTGACACCTGCCAATGAAACACCAAGCTGTAAATCAAAGTTGTAACCAGTTGGTGCAGCAAGGATGGCTCTACCCTGTGCAGAAGAAGTGATGAAGTCTGTCTGTACCAGTGTTCCACCACTGATTGCTGTAGCAGAAACATCGTAGTCTACATTTTCAAAAGCACCTGTAACATAAGAAGCACCAGTTAATGTAGCATTCTTAAACAAAGCCACTTCATAATTCTGATTTGTTGTTGGTAACACTACTACCCTATTAGGCAACACCACTGCACCTAGTCTACTGCTATTCAAACGAATAGAAACCATAGGAAGGAATGTATTACCAATGGTTGCTAATACACTTGTTCGTCTAGCTGCATATTCAACTGAGACAGCTTCATAGCCACCCTCAGACATCATAGTGCTACAGATTTGTTTCATTGCTGATGCAGAAGCTACAGTGCCTGTATTAGTAATTTCATATCTAATAGGCAGTGTAGCTGTTGTCATATAAACAGCAGTTTGTTGATTGGCATTATGGAATGTATGAGCAATAATGAATTGTCCATCAATAACAAATCCACATCTCACACTACCAACACCAAGCCATTCAAAATCCATGAACAAGATTTGTGTCTTAGTCAGATCTAATGTAATGCCACTAGCACCTGTACCATCTAGTTTATCTCCATTCCAGTCTGCTTTGGCTACAAATCTAGAATTATTTACAGAACCACTGGTAGATGTTCTTAGAACAAATGTAATACCATTAGCATTTTGTTCTAAATACACACCATTAGCTGCATTAAAATAACCAATCCTTTGTCTTAGATTGGTCTTGGCTGCATCCATCTTGAATGTTGTTAATAACAACAAACTCTTACCCGGTTGATATGGAAACACTCTGAATGTTTGTCTAACAACTTCATCACCTGAAGCTGTAGTCACTGCCATATTTACAGTGGACTCATTAGGAAGATGAGTGATGGCCCCACTACCAGAAGTAGATGTACTAAAGCTTGGATCACTGTTATATCTATTGTGACTATCAAACAATGTATAAGGCTGACTAACTCTTATCCTTCCAAAGGCATCAGTGTTAGTTCCACCAATGCTAACAGTGTTGCCACTGCCAGCAATGCGTACTAGTTCTGGATAGCTGGTAATGCTCATTTCTTCTTAGGCTTCACTTTTGCTTCAGACAAAGCAATGGCAATGGCTTGCTTTGGAGATGTAACAACTGGGCCACCTTTACCGCTGTGTAAACCTTTGTCTTTAAACTCACCCATCACTTTACCAATCTTAGCTGTTTGTTTTTTAGTAGCCATCATTTACCTTTAATAGGTCCACCACTCTTCCATGCATCGCATGTTCGAGCAGCAGCACAAGTGAATTGAAACAAGTCACAATAGCCTAAGTCAGCAGTAGCTACAAACTCTTCGTCATAAGACAATTCATTCTTAGCTTCATCCTTCTCCAGACCACCAATAATACAAGCCATCATGCTATCTGTTTGAATGAAGGCAGAACAATTACCACACTTCATATCTTTGATATCATCGTATGAAGCGTTATACATCTTCATCTTAACATCCCAAAACTCTTTGTTCTCAGCTTCGGGATTAGGAGGACCATAACCATACTCTTTGAAAGCTATGTTCCTGTTCTTCAGATTAATGTGAACATCCTGCGTTGCCGCAGGACATCTCTTCTTAACCAGTGCCATTAGCACTTACCCTTCTTAGCCATACCGCCTTTAGCCATAGCTTTAACAGGAGCCATGCCTTTTGGTTTTCCTTTGTTGGAAAATTCCATATATTTAGCAGGAGTCTTTTTAGAAGCATCTTTAGCAGGAGCTTTACCAACACCAATCATAATGGCAAGCATAGGCTTCTTAGAAGCAGCAGGAGCCTTCTTAGCCATACCACCCTTAGCAAGCTTTGTCTCAGGAGCAGTAGGAGCCTTCCTTGTCTCTTCATAAGCCTTACGCTCTAGTTCATTAGCCCTATCCAAATAGGTGTTACGCACCTCTTGAGGAATGGAAGTGTCCTTAGCCTTCTCACGGTACATCTTAACTTTCTCTGCATCGGTAGCCATAGTTTCTCCTTTTAGTTACCACTTAACCTTGTCTGCCCAATAAGCAGCAGACATCTTACCCTTGTCTATATTCTCAGCATGTCTAGCTTTAAAACTCTTCTGCCTAGCTTTCTCCTTAGGAGTGCTTGGATTTGCTCCAGCACCACTAACACCCTGCTGTCCAAACCTAATGAGCTTCACTGTATCACCCTCTTTAGCTAACACAGCATGACTCTTCGTAGGATGCTTAGGGGTAGCCTTAGGCTTGTTATACCCTGAAAACTCTTCAGTGCCTTTTTTAATCATCTAAACTTGCTCACTTTCTTAGCAATGTCTTTAGGTTGTTTAACAAACTGCTTACCAGCTTTTGTACCTTCACGCTTGGCTTTGGTGGTGGCTGCATACTCAGCAGAGCTTAAAGACTTAATGGCAGCTTCAGGCAGATATCTCTCTCCTGTTTTAGAAGAGGGCTTACCAGACTTAGTAGTCCACTTCTGGGCTGTCCAATCTTTTAAAGACTTCTGAGAAGCTTTCATTTGTAACCACCCCCAGCAGCTTTGTACTTTTTAGCAACAAGCTGTGCTTTCCTAGCAGACCATTCACCAGCATCACCACCTTTAGTTCCAGCCTTCACACTAGCAACTAACGCCTTACGCATTGTAGGCTTGGTGTAATTGCCAGCAGCATTAACTGTACTTTTCTTTGTTGCCATGTTGTTTCTTCTTTGGTAGGTGTCTGTGTTCTTTCCATCCCTCAGCTCTCATAGCATCTTCAACTCTGTCTAAGGGAAATACATATCCTGTGTTTTTCTCTAGTGCTGCTCTAACATAATAAACATCACTGTGGAATAAATGCATCTTGTCTACATAACCTCTGTGTAACGCTAGTGAAGCTTGTGTAGCTACACTGTAGGGGTATGTGTTTGTTAAACCTTTATCATCTAGCTGTTGTCGGGTGTATAAGTTCATAATGCTTCATGCTAACACACATAGCCTAGCTAAGGTGGTATGGTAGCATTTATTGCTACACATAACAACCTATCCCAATGTATGTCTATAGTGTCTATGAAGGTAACGGTAGAAGTCCTGTGAAGAAACTACTACCATTACCTGTAGGGAACGGTACATATCACATTATGAAATACATACCACCTACCACTAATATCTAGAACATACACCTAGAAAGCCCATAAGGGATGTGTTCATCTATGGCTGTTGTTAGCCCACCCTTTTAGCAACAGCTTTTAACAAGTACCCACATCAAGTCTAGTCTGGTCAGTGTAAGGTGTACCACTGCCAGTGTCCAAAGTAGAACAACAGAGTGGCCCCTCTATTGTTCTCTCTGAGTCTTTTCTCTTCAGCAGCCGATTGCAAGCTCATTTCTTTACCTGTAGCCGGAAGGTAGCTCATACTTTGTTTCGTATCGCCTGTATGCTCTAGGCATACATGGTGCAGGTACTGGTAGTTTTACACACATTGAAACCAATGTCAAGCTTTTTCTGTAGGGACAATCAGAAATATTGCCTAAATAACAAAATGGTCCATATGGGGGTGTAGTTTAAGTATCTAGTCAAAGCTTTTAAGTATCAAGTTGCATGAAATTTCAATGAGAATAGTTCTTATCTAGTAACATATATGTTACCGCTTAGTAGCTGTTTGTGCATCTTTATGTGTAGTGTTGATCTGTCCCTAATTGTTTAGAATACTGAACAATTCCTATACTAGCGTGTACACATCTCTGGGTAGTTGACGGTGCAGATCGCTAAAGTTGATCTGTCCCTAATTGTTTTAGGGGTGTGTGGAAGCTGCCAAATATGGAGTTTGGTTAACAGACTCAATTTTCCTGATTTTTGGACGAGGCCATATACAATAGCGCCTACACCCCCACTGGCCCACGCCCCGCCCCGCTGCCGCCCAGCCCTGCAGCCGTAGCAGCCCTGCAATGCGATGCAGATCTCTAGGTGATTCAAAGATCTTAACTGCATTCAACTCAAAGAAAAGATTCTTTAATGAATTCAAGGACTTAGAAGATCTTGAATACTGATTCAAAATCGGTTCTCATGGTTAAAAAGTGTCAAAAAAGTTATGCTTTTTTTGCATAACCCCATTGACAGAAGGGTCGGTATATCCACCACCCTCTAAAGAGAATACCCCAATCGGTAAAGTTATCCACAGCAAAACCAAAGTTATCAACAACCTTCAATTTCCAAAGTTATCCACAGCACAACACTGGGTTATCCACCGATTGCCAAACCGAGCCAAGAACAAGTTGTGGATAAGTCTCTATTACTTTCTATATTTATAATCACAAAAGACATGCCAACTTGTTGGCATCTTCTTTTGTTTAAATATAGAAAGATCTGCGCCTACATGCCTGAATCCATGTCTTTCATTTAATAGAGAAAATATCCTTTTTCATGGTAGTGAAAAAAGGGTATTTTCTCTTGAATTCATTAAATGAAAGACATGAAGATGAAAGTTGTTGACCAAAACCAACCTGATCCGGTTCGCTTTTTGAATCTAGCAAAAGCAGTTCTTGATAACTGTGGTGACATCCTTTGGGATGTCCTTGAAGAGTTTCACGATTCTGAGGGTCGGAAAACTCAGAAGTTCATTAGAAGCATCCTGACAAAAGGGGAATTTTCTGACTCTCAGATCACTGAATTCAGAAGTTATCTTTGTGATGAACTCCGTATCATAGAAGCTCTCAAAGGTCATGAATATGCTTCAGAAGAAGCAGGATATGCCGAATTGTTGGCACTGAGCAAAGCCCGAGCTTAATTTTTAACCCTTCCTAAAGGAAACAAATCATGGAATACATTGCCCCTACAATTTTCTTTGCATCACTTGCATCGTTCATCTATGCCGTCAAAGACGACACAATGGCACTGGTTGCCAAAAAGTTTGGTTACAAAGTAACTGGTGTCGGTTTCAAGAAACACCATTACACACTCAGCAAAGCTGAAGCATTACAGTGGATGGGATGTTACGATGAGGCACTGTTGTTCAAGGGTAAAACCCTTGTTGGTAGCAGAAAAGCCCTGTGATTGACATGGTCTTTATTGATCGATATAATTGAAACCTCAACGGCAATGTTGCCACAACCTTCCTAAAGGAAACAAAATGTTCAAGTCTAAAGCTCTGCTTTCTGTGTCGTCCGATGCCAAAACTGTCAAGGGAGAAACCTTAGGTTTCTTAACTGGCATTCTCTATCTAGCTCCGGCAACAACTACCAAGTGGAACACTTGTTCTATGGCAAAGACTGCCAAATGTGATGTGGCCTGTTTGTACAAAGCAGGGCGAGGTGCTATGAACTCCGTTCAAACGGCTCGAATCAACAAAACCATTTGGTTTTTTACAGAGCGAAATACTTTCATGCAACAACTTGTTGTTGATATTGCCAAAATTATTAAGAAAGCAAAGAAGAAAGGCTTACAGCCTTTGGTTAGATTGAATGGTACTAGTGACATTCGGTGGGAAACCATAGGTTTTACTGATACTGATGGCATTGAATATGTAAACATATTTGCCGCTTTCCCTGAGGTTACTTTCTATGACTACACCAAGGATGTAAATCGTAAAGATTTACCTGCTAATTATGATTTAACTTTCAGTTATAGCGGTGTTGAGGGTTTTCAACCCTTCGTTCAAAAAGCTTTGCTTAACAACATGAGAATGGCAGTAGTGTTCCGTAAGGAACAAGATATCCCTGCTACTTTTATGGGAATCCCTGTTGTCTCTGGAGACAACTCTGATGTTCGTCACCTTGATGACAAAGTCATTGTCGGTTTGTATGCTAAAGGTAAAGCGAAGCTTGATACCACTGGCTTTGTTGTTTGATGACCTTCCGGAAAGCCCTTAGGGGCTTTTCAGAGTGCCATTGAGTATTCTCTATAGGGTGAAGCCCTGCTGTGAAGCAAAGCTTCAAACGAATGTTCTTTAAAAATTAAGACTGAAGTCGGTGAGGGTGCATGCTATTAGCAAGGCTTGCGTCATCACTATGGATCAGCCCAGTCTATGCAGGGTGAATGCATAGGACATGCTAATACATCATGTTGATAATGTATATGAGAGACAATTCCATTGTGGCACTGGGGTCGGTGCTAGACAGTGGGTTTCTGAGAGGATGTTACTTACAGTAACTTCTTCTCTCAAGCAACTCTTCCTGAAAGGAAACACAATGGTACTAGATACTCCACAGAAAATCGAAGCTTTCCGTCTCCGTTCTCTAAGACAAGGTCTTAGATTGGAGATGGTGGGAATGCGACTAACATCCAAAGGTAAGACTTGCTATGCAATTCTTAAAGGGATGGGTTACAAAGGCACGAAGCAACAGGTGTTTGATCAGATAACAATTGACAGTGAAAATGCACTGGCTGAGGCAACAACATGAGAGTATTTGTCTACTTTAATTTACACAAGAAATGCTTCAGCATTAAAGCCTTGGAAGGTGCTGACAAGGGCAGAGTAGTTGCCCATCGTGACACTGTGGTGCTTGATGGATGCAAGCTGATGGTGTCTGAGGCAGGGCGACAGCGAGTGCTTCGAGAGAAGCGTAAGAATGTACATGCTGGTGTTAGTGGCACTTGGATTAACTACTGCACCAACAGAGCTGACAATCAATTTGATTTCATCAGCATTGTAGGTAGGCAAGTTACTTATAACCCTTATAAGTATGACAGTTTTGTATACAAGACCACTGAACAACCTGTGGACAAGGCTGATGTGGTGGCAATGAAGGTGATGCCGATGGCAGATGGCATCAAGCGTGGTGTTATTTACATGAGGGACTTTGTATGATTCCAGAGTGGCTTGACGATGACCAACATAAAAGATTTATGTTCAAGTATGCAGTGATGGGGTTGTTATCAGACAACCATCCTGCAGAACTAGCCCGACTCACTAGGGAGAGTGATGAGAGGTGCAAGAAAATTTGCCATGAGATTTATCTCAAAGACTGGGCATTGAATGAGATGAAGGACTGGTATGTGGAACATGTTGATGATGATCAGTATGTACTGTTTGCCAAGACTGTGTCTTGTGAATGGATAGATAGTGATGGTGAGTACCGATGCTTCGACAGAGAGTCAGAGGCACTGGAATATTTGTTTAAATATTTGGAGAAATACAATGCGGAAAATCCTTGCTAAGAAGGGCTACGAAGTGTGGGCTAAGTGGGATGCCACTGCTGAGGTGTTTGAGCTATTCTCAGACTCAGATGCAGTGGGTTACATTGGTTTCGCAGAAACCATAGCAGAGGCTATCAAGATAGGCACTTGGCACATTGAAGAACAACATTCGGAGGCTACATGGAACGGATCATGAAGGCTAGATACAAAGGTATCTGTTGCAAGACAGGGGCAATCATTAATGTCGGTGACATTATTGTTTACGATTCATTCACTCGGAAGGCATGGCTGACAGTGGATGAGGACAGGATGGTGGTGCATGTTTGCTGTAGGTGACATGACTACCTCCCTGATACTGAAGACAGGTTGGTCTAGGTACAAGTATGAAACTGACATTGCTAAGGCACTGTGTGATGTAGACTTCGAGCTAACTGAGGATGAAATCCTTGACTTTTATTATTCAACAATTAACTTTCCGAGGAACAATTATGGGACTTGATATGTATGCATTCATTGTGGATGTTGAGGTAGCAAGAGGTGGTAGCACTGATGTGGCACTGGGTGACACTGCTACAGAGATCTGCTACTGGCGAAAGTTCAATGCTTTGCATGGTTGGATGGAAGATTTGTACCGCCAAAAGGGTGGTACTAAACAGAGTTTCAACTGCACCACAGTGAGACTCACTGCTAATGATCTTGATCGTTTAGAGATGGACACTGGCAATAACAATTTGATACCCCGCAACGGGTTCTTCTTCGGTGCTCAGGAAATATACCCCGAAGATCTTGAGAGTGTAGCTACCTTTGTTAAGGTGGCAAGACAGGCCATCTCTGATGGCAAGGCAGTGTTCTACGATTCATGGTGGTGATATGAGATACAGATTCAAATACATTGTGTGCTACCCCAATAGCACTAGCCCTGTGGCTTCTTTCAAGACAATGAAAGCAGCTAGAGCACACTCAGACAAGATCGTTGACGATCAATTGTTTGAGCATCAATTCTTTGGTAACAAAGTTTACTTACCCCTCATTAAGCGAGAACTCATCCTGAAAGGAAACACATTATGAAGATGAAAGTAAGTGAGAGGTTTGCTCTCAACCAATGGCTGTCTGATTACCCCGATGATCTGCCCTATGATGACATCATAGCGAAACTAGAGCATGAAGACTCTGACTGGAGGGTGGATGGCATTGTGTACTGGGAAGTAGTCGAACACTTTATGGCTGAACAGGTAGCTGAGTTTATTGATGACACTCGAAGAGCCTTCGAGAGAAGTGCTGATGACTTATGCAGTGGCATCAAGCTGAGTGATGTTATGGAAGGGGCATGTGATGAGTAAGATAGAATTTACTGCAGACTTTTTTGGTAGGTGTTATGTAGCCACCCTACCTAACCTTGCTAAGGCTATGAAGCCTAAGCAAGTAGCATCCACCTTCTACACCCCGAAGACGAAGGGCTACTATGCCTTCATCAAGGGGATGGAAAAGGAACTTGCACAACCCACAACCCTTAAGGGAGACAAGCATGACTGATGAACAGAAACAGATTAGCAAATTGCGAAAGGCACTGCGCTTACTATCACAATCGGCTGACAAGTACATCGAAGAGGGTAGTTGGATTGAGGCACTGACTGGTGACATTGAATATGCTCAACAAGTTTTGAAGGAAACAACATGATAAAAAAAGGAAAGACATTCACCATCACTGTATACACTGATGCAGGACATGGGTGGGGTAAGGTGAAGCGTAGGGTGTTAGAGAACTTGGGCATTGCCCCTGATGTAAGCAGCTACAGTTACCAGTACAAGGACAATGTCTACCTCGAAGAGGACTGCGACTTATCCCTGTTGCTACAACGATTGCACTCCGACAGTGTGGCAGTTAAGTTTGTATACAAACACACCGATGGTGACAGCAAGGTTAAGTCTTATGAAAGGTATGCATATGTACAAGATACAAACCAGACTGCGTGACAAGTGGCACTGCCTAGAGTTTGATGTGACTGAGAGTGGGAGCTTCAAGCCAAGGCGTTATGCCACACTATCTGATGCATCAAAGGCACTGGAGCGTTACCTCGATGGCTTGTTCTTTGCCAACAGGGAACAGGTAGATGTAGGAAACTTTCGTTTTGTTAAGGATTGAAATGAATACAAAGATGTTAAAACATGTTCGCACTCTCTTCAACACTGAGGGTGTAGATAGGCGTATCAACAGACACAACCAACGACAATGGGTGCGGAGTGTTAGATACTTAGGTGACAAGTGGCTCTTAGCCATACCCGTTAAAAGAAAGGATGTTACAAATGGATGATGAAACTTTATACAATTGGTTTATCTGTTTGCTTGCTGTAGCTGTTGTGATTGCAGTGATATGGATGTAGACATTAGCTATCAACTGGGGTATGTTCATGGCATCAGAAGCAAGGGGATGGCATACCAATGGATGAACAAAGACTATGCCCGAGGCTATGCCAAGGGTATGCAAATGAAACGAATGTGCTTACAAGAGGAGGAAAATTATGTTAAGCGAAGTGGACATCAGGGACTTCGACAAACAACCAGTGATGCCGTTGTACTCAGTGAAGCCTAAGAGCTATGTACAATGCCCTCGCACTGAGGTTGTCTACTACTTCGATCACATCGATGGCATGTATAGCTACTGCCTAGATATGTTCGGTGACACTATTCATCTAGCCGCTTGGACAGATGTGATACCTTTGGCTAGAAAGCCCGAGTAAACTGTAGGGGCTTTGCACTGCCCCTTCTTTTGTGGTTATAATTAAGCGTCAGTTGCTGACACTCATTCACTTTTCTTAAGGAAACATCATGGCTAAACATGTAATCTTCTCTCGCAATGTTAACAATTCTGCTCTCTCTACAGAGCGTATCCAACAACTTGCCCCTGCTGCTTTCAGCACAACCAAGTCTGACAAACTTACAGATCGTTATGTGTCGTTGAACACAAGCGACATCATCACAGTGATGCAAGACTATGGATATGCACCAGTGCAAGCAGCACAAAAGCGTAGCCGTAAGAACAACCCTGCTCACTCAGGTCACATGGTAGCCTTCGCTAAGACATGGGACATTGACTTTGGCACTGGTGACATTCGTCCTGAGATTATTTTATACAACTCTCACGATGGCACTGGCTCAGTGAGATTGTTTGCAGGTTGCTTCCGCTTCATCTGTGACAATGGCCTCATTGCAGGTGATGGTTTCCAGTCTCGCATCTACCACAGCAAGGCACTGAGTGGCTTTGAAGAGATGCTTCGTAACACTGTGGCTACATTGCCCACCATGATGGAGCGTCTTGAGAGACTGCGTGGTGTGACACTTGACCCACATCAGTCAGTGATCATGGCTAAGCGTGGCATTGAGACACGATGGGACATGCTTGAACAGCAGACCAATGGTGTGTATGCTACCCCTCAAACCATTGCTGATGTGTTGAAGATCTCTCGCTATCAAGACAACTACATGGATGCATTCACTGTGTTCAACCGCATTCAAGAAGGTGTTATCCGTGGCAATGCATTCGTTAAGAGCCTGTCTAACAAGCACCCCAATGGTGTGACTCGTAAGGCTCGGCCTGTTAGCAGTGTAAAAGAAAACATCCGCATCAACTCAGAGTTGTGGAACATTGCCGAAGACATTGCCTTCGCTTAAGAGATAATGGGGGGAACAGGGTGTCGGACTTTGGGGGTTCCCGATGATGATCAGCCGTAGCCGTTAGTACCCCCACCTATTGTTCACTCACTTGACAGTTCACTCACCTGTGTATATAACTCCCATCAAAGGAGAAACTTATGCAAGTAAAAACATGTCCAAGGTGTGCTATTGAGAAAGACCTTTCTTTATTTTATAAAGATAAAAACAAAGCTTCAGGATATATGTCGTGGTGTAAGGCATGTAATTCTGTAGCCAACAAAACAGCATATAGTAATAATGCAGAAGAGAGGCGTAATAAACGCAAGAAATATTACTATGAAAATCGTGAGCAACAGATTGCAGATAGGGGAGAGTTTCGTAAAAGAAATGTAGATATGCATAGGGGGCATAAGTACAAACAGTTGTATGGAATCACACTTGATCAATACGAAGACATGCGCTGTGCTCAGAACTACAAGTGTGCTATTTGTGGACTAGATGAGAAAGATAATAAAAACAAAAAGCTTTTTGTAGATCATTGCCACGAAACCAAAAAGGTTCGAGCATTGTTATGCCATTGGTGTAACTCTGCTTTGGGATCTTTCAGAGATAACATAAACATATTAGAAAAAGCTACGGCTTATTTAAAGGAACACAATGCATCAGGATAAAGCAATCGGAATGTTTATGGGACTGTATATTGGGGATGCACTGGGTGCTCCTAATGAATTCCTACGGCCTCATGAAATTGTAGAGCCAGTGACTGAAATGATTGGTGGTGGTGTACATAACATGGCAGTGGGAGAATACAGTGATGATGGTGCTATGAGTACCTGTATTGCTGATGCATACATAGGCAGCAAACGCTTTGATCCTGAGGCCATTGCCATGAACTTTAAGATGTGGAAAAAGACAGGCCACTTTGGTACTCGCAACTATGTCTTTGACATTGGCAGGACATGCAGTGAATCCATTGACCGCATCACACCAACACATCCCTATGCAGGTAGCTGTAGCTATAGCTCCAGTGGTAACGGATCTATTATGCGAGTAGCTCCCATTGTGCTTGCCAATCACAACAACATGCCTAGTGCTGTGGCACAGAGCATAGCTGTGTCATTGATGACACATGGCAATGCAGACACTGTGCATTACATAGCAGGGTTTGTTGCTGAACTTATGTCAGGCAAAGCAGAAGACAACTTCGACTATCTCAAACACTTCCGTGATGTGTATGCATCAGGAAGCATTATGTATACATACAACATGGCATGGGAATGTGTTAGAGAAACATCAAGCTTTGAGAAAGCTTTAGTGATGGCAGTAAACAAAGGCTATGATGCTGACACTGTAGGTGCAGTGACAGGTATGTTAGCAGGGCGTAAGTATGGACTGAAGGGCATACCTACACGATGGCTTGACAAGCTGATGAAGAAGGATGAACTCATTGATATGGCTGAAGCACTATATGCACTAGGAGGAACAGATGAATGATTTAAAATACGCTTTCCCTGACGAAGGTAATTTTGGTATGACCTTGCGTGACTACTTTGCAGCTAAGGTTATGGAAGCTATGCATGGCCCTGCTTGGGTCTTAAAGCAAGAAGAGATCCCTGCAAGGGCATACAAGATGGCTGACCTGATGATGGAGGCGAGGAAGCAATGAACAATACTTGGGTGTACGCAATCCTATCCGCAATGATATTTTGGGTTTGGGTTTGGGTTGTTTATTTAACGGGGGGTATATGAACAGAGAAGACATTATCTGCATGGCAAAAGAGGCGGGGTTAGTTGGTAAACCTACATACATCAATGGTCTTGAAGCCTTTGCCGCCCTTGTCGCTTCTCACGCTTTGGTTGAGCCGTGTTGCGGCAATTACGACCAATGCCAAAAGGTTTGTATGCCCAGAGCCGCTTCTGCCGAGCGTGAGGCGTGTGCAAAGGAATGTGAAGGCATCAACAGTGCTGAAGATTATTATGGAGAGCGTCCTGAGTTAATTTGCGCTGAAGCCATCCGAGCAAGGGGACAAGCATGAGCCTACCTCGCTATGTAACCTTGGCTAAGGCCACCGAAGGTGTTACCAAGTACCGCTACAACCCACCACAGGATGCAGTGGATGCAGGGGTGGTGGCTAGGCGTGTGCTTGGCACTGAGAAGGACAAAGCCTTTGCCTTAGCCGAAGAACTCAATGCTATGCTAGACAACTGGCGTAAAGAGCTTAGATATCTTAAAGATATCTCTGAAGATACAAGAGTGCATGAGCTTATCAAAGCTTACAAGAACAACATCACCTTCACCAAGCTGAGCATTAAGGCACAGCGTGACTACATGTATTACCTACAGGGATGGCGGGATAGTAAGGCCAATGGTGTTGCTCTGTATCAATGCAAGCTTGGTAGCTTAGTGACACCCCATTGTCAGAAGATATATGAAACACATGCTGAGCACAGTGTTAGCCTAGCTAACCACACCTTGGCTGTCTATCGCTTGCTATTCAACTTCGCTATTCGTCATGGCTACATCACCCACAACCCATTCAGCAAGGTGCTACGAAGAGCAGACAAACCTCGCAGAACTGTATGGACTAGGGAAGATGTTAGAGCATTCATGAACACTGCATACAGCACATTCAAGTGGCGTAATGTAGGACTCATTGTGCAGATGGCATACGAATATGGACAGCGTATGGGTGACATGCGTAAGCTACGATGGGATCAAGTAGACTTGGAGAAGGGTGTGTTGCACTTGGAACAAAGCAAGCGTAGGTCTAGGGTGACTATCCCGACAAGCCAAGGCTTGCTCACCATGCTGAGACAACAACATGCTGAGTTTGGTTGGCAGCAATACATTGCTCCATCTAATGTGCCTGATAGGAAGGGTGGACTGGTTCCTTACAGTCTGTTCAACTTGTCTAGAGTGGCTAAGCAAATCTTAGCTGATGCAAATCTGCCTAGTGATTTAGTGTTACAAGACTTACGAAGGACAGCCATTACAGAGATGATTGAGGTGGGTGTACCCATCACCAACATCATGTCGGTGTCGGGTCATGCTACCCCGCAGAGCCTAACACCATACATCAAGAACACTTTGCGTAGTGCAACAGTGACACAGGAAATGCGAGGACTAACATGAAAGTGTATATAGGAAAGTATCCCAATTGGCTTGGGCCATATCAACTTGCTGAACTAACAACAAAGCTAGGGGTTGATAAGGATAGGGCATACAAGTGGGGCGAGTGGCTTAGTGAGACATGGGTGGGTGACCTGCTTCAGTGGATGCATGAGAAGAAGAAGCGCACTGTGTATGTAAAGATTGATAGGTATGATACTTGGGCAATGGATCATACATTGTCATTACTCATCTTGCCTATGCTCAAGCAGCTTAAGGCAACACAGCATGGTAGCCCTTGTGTGGATGATGAAGATGTGCCTAAGGCTTTGCAAAGCAACTCTTGTTTGCCTAAGGAAAACAGTTGGGACATTGATGATAACCATTTCAAAAGGTGGGACTGGGTGCTAGATGAAATGATCTGGGCTTTTGGGGAGATGGTTGATGACAACTCAACTGAAAAGTTTTATGATCATTCTTCTGTGGATAAGAAGGCTGGCCTAGAGAAACAGATAGGTCAGATTAAGATTGACTATGCAGGTATAGAGGTGCATGAAGCAAGGATGAAGAAAGCTTTCATGTTGTTTGGTAAATATTACAGAGGACTATGGGACTAATATGGAACTAAATCAAATGGAACAAGAAGCAATTGTTGCTGAACAATTGGAATTTCTATTGAGGTGGGAAAGCGCATTGCCTGAGGCAACTCAAGATGTTGAACTTATTAAAGCAACTATAAGAGTGCTTCAAGAATTCAAGGTGATCAAATGAGTGCATGGCTTATTGCAATTGTAGGTGTGGTGTATGCAGGTGTGGCAGTGGATCTGCTACTCAAGGGTAACACTGGGCTAGGCATAGCCTTTGTTGGTTATGCACTGGGTAATGTTGGGCTTTATATGGAGGCTGCGAAATGACCAAAGACGAAGCATTGAAGCTGGCGCTGGAGAAATTTGAATTCATGAACCATGTGGATTCTATATTTGCAGGTGAATTTGATTTTCAGATTAACGCCATCAAAGAAGCCTTGGCACAGCCAGAGCACGACTACAAAGACTTGTACGAAAAAGAAAAACGCAAGTCTGCTATGTGGCTTGCCAAGTATGAGGAAATTGCAGGGCCAGCACCTAAAGCCATTCCAATGGCACAGCCAGAGCAAGAGCCTGTAGCATGGATAGGTGCAGTAGAACTGATGGTTATGAGGGCTAATGCATTGGCAGGTGCAAAAGATTGGCGAGTAAATGTTGGACTTGTTGAAGAAGAAGGTGATGTGCCTTTGTACATAGGAAAATAAAATGAAACTACATGAACTTGAAGACCTCATCATGGCTGCTTGGATAACTAAGGAGGACATTGACTCCATCCTGTGGGTGTTGATGGACAGAGAGAAGCAACCCGATGAAGACGAGCTTGCCAATTTATTAATTGGACTTCACAGCCTACACGATGCTAGAATGACTAAGCTGTTTAATGGATACGATCAAGTATTGAAGACCAACAAAGTAACTTATAAAGGCTATGGCATTTCTAAAAACCCACCTACCTTGTGAGACATGTGGCAGCAGTGATGGTTTGTCACTGAATGAAGACATGTCCACTAAATGTTTTGTATGTGATACATACATCCCATCAACTAACAACGAAAGACTTGAAGTGATTGATGTAGATAGTGAAACAAAAGATACAAGTGGCTTTATTAAAAGCTACAACGAAGGCGTTAGTGTGAGTGTCTCAGACAGACGCATTAACAAAACTACAATGGAACGCTATGGTGTAGTTCGTAGCGAAGGCCACTACTACTTTCCCTATTACGATAGCAACTCCCAACTGGTGGCGGCTAAGCGTAGAGAGGTGAAGGACAAGAAGTTTACAACAGTGGGTGGGTGGAGTAAGGGTACTCTGTTTGGACAGAACCTGTACCCCTCCAATGGCAAGTACCTGACCATCACTGAAGGTGAGTTTGATGCACTGGCTGCATACCAATTGACAGGCAGTAAATATCCCGTGGTGTCTATACGCACAGGCGCAGGTAGTGCATTGAAGGATGCCAAAGCAAATTACGAATACATCAACAGCTTTGAAAACATTGTGCTGTGCTTTGATGGTGATGAGGCAGGACAGAAGGCAGCAAAGGAAGTTGCTGAATTGTTTGGTAGCAAGTGCAAGATATTTAAACCTGATCCTGCATACAAGGATGCATGTGAGTGGCTTGCTGATAACAAGGAAGCTGCCTTTGTATCTAGATGGTGGGCAGCAGAACCATTCGTGCCTGATGGCATTGTGTGTGGCTCTAGTCTATGGGAACTAGTATCTAAACCAATGGAAGTAGCAGACTGTTTCTATCCTTGGAAGGGGCTGAATGAAATTACCTATGGCATTAGAGCAGGGGAACTGGTTACATTCACAGCAGGTAGTGGCTTAGGTAAGAGTCAAACCCTAAGAGAAATAGTTTGGCATCTTCTACAGAATAGTGACACTAACATTGGCTTGATGTTTCTTGAAGAGAGTGTTCGCAAAACTTCACTATCGATGATGAGCCTAGCTGCTGATGCCCCCTTACACTTGCCTACATCTGTAGTGTCTGATGCTGTACGCAAGGATGCATTTGAGAAGACCTTAGGCACTGGACGCTTGTTCTTCTTTGATCACTTCGGAAGTACAGCCATTGAGAACATTGTCAATCGTGTTAAATATATGGCTAAGGGACTAGGCTGTAAGTATATATTCTTAGACCACTTAAGCATCATCGTATCCAGTCAGGACAATGGTGATGAACGTAAGGCAATTGATGAAATTATGACCAAGCTTCGCATGCTTGTGCAGGAAACTAACATTGCTCTCATCATTGTTAGCCACCTCAAGCGTCCCTCTGATAAGGGACATGAAGAAGGTGCAGCCACTAGCCTAGCTCAGCTACGAGGCAGTGCAGCTATAGCACAACTTAGTGACATGGTGATATCACTGGAAAGAAATGGACAGCACGATGATCCTATTGAGCGCAACACCACCAAGGTTAGGGTGTTGAAGAATAGATACAGTGGACAAACTGGTCCTGCTTGCAGCTTGCTTTACAACAAAGACACTGGCAGAATGTTTGAGGTAGCAGATACTATGGAGGGAATGATGCTATGAAACAATGGGATGATCTTGATGATTCCATCATTGGACAAGCTTCCATATGGAATGGTAATAAGAGAGTGGAGGTCTTAGTCTACGATGCTGACAAGATGATCAAGGTATTCGTGGACAGAGATGGTATGTCTGAAGAGGAAGCCAATGAATACATCCTCTTCAACATTGAAGGTGCATACATAGGAGAGGACACACCTGTACTGGTGTGGCAGAGATATGACGAGTGATGGTGGTAAGGGACACGCTCAGCGTCCTAAGTCAATAGCTGATGAGGAGTGGGCTACCAGATGGAATGCCATCTTTGGTAAAGATTCATTAGAAGATTACAAACAGTCGGTAGATGTTAACAATCTCCGACAAAATGATAAGGACAAGAACGATGATCTTCTTAGACATAGAAACCAACCTGAAACATGACACCATTTGGCTGTGTGTAACCAAGCACAACACCACTGGTGAGGTGAGGCACTGGCAGGAAGCCGACAGTTTGCAGCAATACTTAGATGGTGAGCAAGTGGTAGGCCATAACATCATTGGCTTTGATGCTCCCATCCTGAAGAAGGTATGGGGTGTTGGCATTCCTGACAACAGCCTAGTGGATACCCTAGTAATGTCACGGCTGTACAAACCTGACATTGACATTGTTATTCCTGAGCAGGGCAAAGCCCCTAGTCCACATAGCTTAGAGGCATGGGGCTATCGCTTAGGTAGTCACAAGATTGGCTTCACTGCCTTTGATGGTGGTTACACTGAGAGCATGGCTCTCTATTGTGAGCAGGATGTGTTGCTGCTTGAGAAACTTTACAACTACTTAAGTACAGTGATGGTAAAGGAAGGCTTCTCTTTACAGAGCATTCAGCTTGAGCATGAGGTTGCCATCATCTGCCGTGGCATGGAAGACAATGGCTTCATGCTTGATATGCCTAAGGCTATGGTGTTACATGCAACCCTTAGTGGGCGTATGTCCGACATTGAAGAGAGCATGCAGCAGGTGTTTCCTCCCATCGTAGAGAAGCGTATCTCTGAGAAGACAGGCAAGCAACTGAAAGATAAGATTACCATTTTTAATTCTGGTAGTAGGCAGCAGATTGCTGAGCGATTGGCAGGGCTTGGTGTTGTCTTCACAAAGAAGACAGACAAAGGCAATGTCATTGTTGATGAGGCTGTGCTTGAGAAGATTGACTTACCAGAAGCTAAGCTTGTAGCTGAATACTTAATGATTCAAAAGCGTGTATCTCAGATAAGTAGTTGGCTTGAACTGGTAGCTGATGATGGCAGAGTGCATGGTAGGGTAACTACCAATGGCGCAGTTACAGGAAGGGCGACACATAGCAGTCCTAATATGGCGCAGATTCCTGCAGTGGGTGGTCCATATGGTGCTGAGTGTAGAGAAGTATGGACAGTGCCTAAGGGATATAAGCAGGTGGGTGTTGACCTGTCAGGCATTGAGCTACGCTGCTTAGGTCACTATCTCAATGACCAAGAGTGGATCACTGAGCTGCTTAAAGGTGATATCCACTGGTTCAATGCACAGAGTTTTGGCTTAGTTGACAAAGGCACTGTGAAAGATGATAACAATCCTGAGCACAAGCAGGCTAGGAATGTTACCAAGACTCTGACATATGGTGTGTTGTAGGGAGCAGG